GCCTTCCGCCACACCTTGTTGACCAATCTGTACTAGCCACTCAAGTTCATCCTCAACTTCTTTAACAGCGAAGAATTTGACATTAGGAATTTGTTTTGTATCAAACCATTTGTTAGCTACTTTGACCATCCAAGCACGATGTTGAGGGTCGCTTGAGTTTGGTTCATACTCACCGGTCATGTTAATCCAAAGTGGATGTACATTGCCGTCCATATCGTACCCTACTAGTTCGCGCCATTCTTGTTCCAATTGATCAGGAACAAACTGATCTAATTCAGTATCGCTCATCCACTCTTGGCCAATGTCCAAGCCTTCAGCCACACCTTGTTGTTCACGCTTTCTCAATTCCCGGCGAATCAATGTTTTAAATTTTAATTCATTACGACCCATTACACCTGGTCTTAGCATTGCTTTCAGTTCATCGGTACTATGTTTGCTGTAGTCTGCACCACCTGGCGCTATCTGGTCAACTCGGCCTTCCGCCACACCTTGCTTTTTATTAAAAAAATCATTAATAAACATAATATCCTCTTAAATTGCCTGGGTTCTTAGTGCTGCTATTTGCGACGTTAGGTCTTCAATTTGTCCTTGAATGGCAATTTTTTGTGACTGAGTATCTCTAAGACTCATGGCTTTTTCAACTGGATTGGCACCTTGTGGGAAAGCTCTGTTCAGCTGTGCAATTTGTCCTCGTGCTCCAGCCAGCTGTGCAGTTAATCCACCAACTTGGCCTTTTATTTCGTCTTTCTGAGCTTTACGTTGCTGACCCATGGCAAACTCCTCTGCAGGGTTTCTGGCTGTGTCGTTACCAATACCGGATCCAGGTGCACCGTATTCTGCAAGATACTGTTCAAATTCCGCACGCAGGCTTTGTTCAACACTTTCGTCTGTGCCACCATCACCTACCAGGCGTCCTTTAAAAGGATGACCTTTCTTGCTTGTGCGAGCTTTTTCTGTGCCACGCACTTGATCACCGGGCTTTTGACCCACTGCTTGTCCAGCAAATGACATCTTCTCTAATAGGTCGCGCATGTTGCTCATTAGTAAACGCCTTTGCCCACAGCAACTTTTTTCATCTTGGCAGCATTGCCCAGTTTCTTAGGTACGCCTGATGTTGGCTTGTGTGCTGGTCCGCCCATGCTTGTGGCAACACCTGCTGAACTTGATCCACCACCTGTGGCCATTTCGCTGACCTGACGACTTTCGTCGTATTTGTTGTACTTGTCTCTAATCTTGTCTAAATCTTTGCCTTCACGACCTGCTTTAGCCAATGCCGCCATGCCCTCTTTGCCGTACTTCTCATGGCCTTTGGCAGCACGACTCATGCCTTTTTGGCCATCCTCGCCTAGGCTAGCTTGTCCTGCAACAGCTTTACCTGTTGGCTTAGAACTTATTCCTGTGCGACTTGATTTCATTTTTTCTTTGCCGCCACCAATGTGTCTACTACCGCCTAAACGTTCAGATTGTCTTGGTTTATGTGTTTTACCTACTGTGGGTTTGTTCTTAGATAAGAAATCAGCCACAGCATCATCATAATCATCTTCTACTAGCAGCTGATCAAATGCATACTCTGCAGCTTCAGCTGTGAAGCTCATCATGACCTGCTCTTGATCATGCGCCATTTCGTGTGACAAATACTCATGTACTGTACGCAAATAGTCATTTGCTAGAGTGATCTTTTCGCTTACCCAGCCATCCAGGCCTTGCTGTTCGCTAACTTCTTTAAGCATACGGTGCAGTTCAATTGCATATTTGGCTGCACTATAGCAATCACTGCGGGCCATTTGTACTTCATGGTCAGAATGCATGTCATCTGCTTCTTGTGCAATTTGACTAGTTTCTACAATAAATTCTGTTGGTTTCATGTTGGTTACCTATTAGTAATATGTATTTATTAGCTTACGACAAAGGTCAGTTGTTTGCTGCCTGGGTCAATGTGATTGGGGTGTAATGCGCCGGGATTGCCTTCAACAACCAGATTTTCTAATTTAAAATCGCCATGGCACGAACAATTCTCAACTCTCACAGTGTGAATGCCAGGATCTAAATTGCAAACCATATGCTCACGAATATAAATTTGATAACCTGCCCAACTAAACGTGCGTTCTGTCAGCAGGTCGTTATCAACATAAATTCTATAACTTGGAGGTGCTTCGCTCCAATGACAATGCACATCGGCTGACATGTGTATCACGGCTGCCTGTTCTTTCTAGCGGCCAGTTGAGTATGAATCATGTCCATTTGTTCTTTGAGCTTTTTATAGCGCTTGGTTAGATGGAGCCCAGCCATCATCTTGGGCAATGTGGCAGCAGTTACATCATTGTCGTTGCCCATGGTGGCCATGCTGTAACGTGGGTCATTGCCATTTTTGACCACCCCTACTCCAGCTGCATCTTCGGCCATGGTTTGCGGAATCTTGTCTAGCACACGGCCCAGTTCTGCATCATCTCTGCCGTACATTTGCAGCAAAAATGCACTACGCTGCTTGGGGTCGTTGCGTACTAGATTCCAGGCCTGTCTGGTTTGAGTACCATGACTGACATCTACTGATTGTCCGTTGATATCAATTACTTTGTGTCTTTCGTCTGCTATTATAACATAGCCGTGTTGATCTGCTGTGGCACATTCTTTTAAATTTTTGAAGGTTTTAAAGTACCCAGGATTGCCATCTTTTTTGACACTGTCTGGCGCTAGACGCTGTGCATCCGGTGCACCCACTGCTGCTACAAAGATGGTATTTGCAGCATTAAACTGTGCAGGCAGTTTATACGGACTTGCGACTTCTAATATACGGTCACTGGGAATGCCCGCAGCATGCATCAGTATACTTTTGTCTGTAAAATTGAATGGGCTTTTTGGAGGTTCGGTCTTGTTACTGGTTGCAATAAACACACTGTCACGACCAAATTTACCTTGCAGGCTTTGAAATACTTCCCGATGCCCCAAATGAAAAGGCTGGAACCGACCTGGATATAATACCACCAGTTGCGGTGCAGCCTCGTCTAAATACCTCTCAAATAAATTAGCAATAAACATAAAAAATCCGTTCTATTGCTATATTTAGTTTATAAGTTTTCTAATAGCCAAATGTAGAATGGACTAGCAAAAGGCAACTTCCAGGTGCCGTTCCACCCTAGATCCACAAACCCTTTGAGTTCCTTGATCTGCTTCTGTGTTTCATCCAGATACGAATCAGGATAGTCCGGAAAATAGCTGCTGGCAGTCCATTTTAGTGTTCCAATGTCAATTTCATCAATTTCAATGCTTTCAACATGCAGTAGCATATCCTCGACGATATTTCCGGAATCATCTGTTTTGGTATCAGTAGAAGTCTTATTTAAAAAACAAATGTTCAAGCAATGATCGCCTTCAGACAGTTCCGCATCAAATTCAAAGTATTCAGTCAACGTGCTCGATAACGTTTCATGCACATGTTCTATGTCATTGATTTTAATTTGAAACTCAGGGTATCGGGTTAACGACGCACTACTTAGTCCAATTTTAAAGTGCAACTTCTCTTTATCTTCCATTGGCAGACTCCTTTATGCTGGTGCTTTTTGTGCCATCTTGATTGCATCTTGAAGCGCAGCTGGAGTACCTGGATCCATTTGAGGAGTATCACCTGTGGGACCAAATTGCGGCATCTTGGCCAAGTCACCAACAAACTCATAGTGTCCAATGTGATTGAGCAGTACCTTGCCGTGAGCCCAGATCTCGCCACCAATTGCACTCCAGCGTCTGCAGAACAACCAGTCCTCGCTTAGATAATGACCTTTTTCGTCAATTTCACAATCAAAAATGCTGTACATGGTAGGCTCGTATTGTTTGCCCAAGCCCACATCGTCCACATACTTGCATTCAGGATGTACTTCGCATAATTTAGAGTACACATCACGCTTGAACAACAAGAAACCTGTTCCCATGGTATCTACTGTAAAGATATCACCTTGTACTTTGGTTTCGCGCCTTAGGTTAATGACATAGTTAACTGGCAATGCTTTCTTGGGATACAGCCCGCCAATAACATCTTTGTCACAGGCCATCATCTGCAGAATACTTTCTGGTTGGAAACGAATGTCTGCGTCGATGAACATGAAGTGTGTGGCAGCTTTATTGGTCATCATTTTAGCCATCAAGTTGTTACGTGCTCTAGTGACCAAGCTCTCATTGACCATGGTATCCAGGCTCCAGTTTAGTCCTACCTGTTGCGCCATGAGAATGAACCGCAACAATGAAGTCATTGTTGGTTCACTGACCATGCCGCCGTAACATGGAATACCAATATGCAAATGGCATTTGGCAAAATCAAATGGTTGACCTTGCACTTGTTGCTGTGGTTGTTGTGTTTGCTGCGCTGCTGCTGCCTTGATCAGTGCAACTGCATCTGCAGGACTTGGCGCCGGGCTGGCAGGTCGGGCTGCTGCTGCCGCTTTGATTGCTGCCACCGCGTCTGCCTGAGTGGAGGCCGTTTCTCCAATTACTTTTTTGGTCATTGATTTCTCTCTTGGTTAAATTTTGATTAGGCTTTGTTTACTTCGACAACAACACCGTTGCCAAATAATTCTTCTGCTACTGATCCTAAAGCTGCAATAATCTCCACATTGGCAAGATCGGGTGCATCTGCTGCATCGGAGTCTTTTACTAATTTGCTAACTGTAATTACAATTACTTCTTCATGTACTTTCGCCATCCGGGGCTCCTTGAATTATAACAGTATTTATTCCTGTATACACACCAGCTCACAAACTTCTCTTATGATGTCTGGACAGATAATACGTACCAAATTAGCTACACCAACATCGTTGGTGTAAAAATAACAATTCCACATCCAATCTCCATCTTTGACCAACTGCTCTGTGGTATTTTTAGGCAGCTTGACCAAATCTCCCAGTTGCTGCAGATAGTTATGGACCTGCGTCCTTGATTTTATGTCAAACCGTTTCTCTTTAAGGTATATTCGATATCTAAATTTTGGTTGTCTATTTACTATTATTGCGTTGCCTTGCAACCACTGACTACTGACATCAGATTCTGGGCCTGTAGCAGACAGTATCTGATGTCGAAACTGGACACCAATGGCCAATGCTATGGATTGTAGTATTGATTCTGATTCGGCATAGAAGCTGATTTTTGGCTCTTCAATCCTGACCCTTATGTCAGCATGTTTGTGTATCAGTCTTTTGAGATCAATCAGCAGACCCAGATCAGCTTCTTTGAGTTGCTCTTTTAGCTTACGGTCCCACCACGATCCGCCTCCCAGTGAATACGATCGAGCACATGATTGCCGGTGCTGTAGATTGGCCTTGATATCATCGTACCGGATACTCTTGCAACCAGGAGCGTAAATTTCTAATCGATAAAGATACTGTTTAAAATACTGTTTGGCAGTATATTGTATCTTTGTATCTTTAGACAGGTTCTGCCAGAACAATGTATCCATTTTCGTCTATTCTATAGGTTGAATCGGTATTCGCGATTGGTTGAAATGTAAACTCTTTGTCATGAAAATCAATTATGATAGTGCTCACTGGCGCAATCTTGTCAAACAATATGCGTTTACTCAATGGCACTTTGATTAGATCGTTGATTTTTCTCTGCAAAGGTCTTGCACCCATTTTGGGATCAAATCCTGTGGTAATCAATTCATCAACAGCAGCTTCAGTTAGTCTTACACGTAACTGTTTGTCTATTAGAAGATCATTTAATTCTGCAATAAACTTGCTAACAATTTTACGCATACTTAGATCATCTAATTTAGAAAATTTAACAATACCATCTAAACGATTTCGGAATTCAGGTTTAAAGAATTCTTTAACAGCACGATCATCTTCTTGATTTTTTTGTAACTCTTTACCAAAGCCAATGTTGTTTTTTTCGTTGTCTGCTGCACCAAGATTGCTGGTTAAAATAATCATGGCATTACGACAGTCAGCTTTCTTACCATTGCTGCTGGTAATTGTGCCTTCGTCCATCATTTGCAGCAAAATGTTACTAACGTCGGGATGAGCTTTTTCAATTTCATCCATCAAGATAATGCAATTGGGATTTTTTTCAATGTCACTGATCAGCAACCCACCACCCAGATTGCCATCCTCGTAGCCAACATAACCAGGGGGTGCACCAATAAGTTTAGCAACAGTATGTCGCTCTTGGTATTCACTCATGTCATACCGCAGCAGTTTCATACCAAGATTTTCTGCCAGCAACTTGGCCAGTTCTGTTTTGCCTGTGCCAGTTGGTCCCAAGAACAAGAAGTTACCAATTGGTTTGTTTAGGGCTTTTAATCCTGCACGGCTCACATAGATTTTTTCTAATACTGTATCTACTGCAGCATCTTGACCGTACAGTCGATCCTTGATGCCAACTTCAAGATTTTCAATTCCTTTGGCACCTTCGGTGTTGCCAATTGATTCAATTGGCAATCTTGTCAACCGGCTGATGGTGTGTACAATATCGGCACCCGAAACAATCCAATTGGTATCTTTGATTTTGAGTCGAGCACACGACGCATCTATTAGGTCAATGGCTTTGTCGGGCAATTTTTTATCAGTTTGATAACGCACACTTAGATCAACTGCGGTGTTAATGGCATCATCAGTGATGGTGCCTCCGTGGAATTTTTCAAAGTGTAATCTTAACCCAAACAAGATATCTTTGGCAACTTCAGCACTGGGCTCATCAATGGTGATCCGTTGGAATCTGCGCATCAGAGCACGATCTTTTTCAAAACTCTGGCTATATTCTTCCCAGGTAGTACTAGCAATAACTTTAATTCGGCCTTTGCTCAATGCAGGTTTGATCATGTTACTAAAGTCCACACTGCTTTGACTTCCTGCTCCTGCTCCACGCATCTGGTGTGCTTCATCGATGAACAAGATCGCTTTGCCTTTTACATTTAGTGCAGCCAGTACCTCGTGAATTTTTTCTTCAAAGTCGCCGCGATACTTGCTACCTGCTAGCAAACTACTAATATCAAGATTGTACACTGTGTAGTCTAATAGATATTCTGGTACCGTTTTTAACACAATTGCCAAAGCCAATCCTTCTGCAATAGCAGTCTTACCAACGCCAGGATCGCCTACCATTAGTATATTGCTTTTGTTGCGGCGTGCAAGAATTTCTACTATTTCGTTGGTCTCGGCAGCACGTCCAATCACTGGGTCAATCTTGCCGTCCTCGGCCTGGGTGTTGAGATTGTCACAATACCGTTCAAGTATCTTGTCTGCCTGGCCGGCATTTGCAACTGTCTTGCCTGCGTCTGATTTATACTCTTTGTTGTATGTCTCTATTAGTTTTGCACGATCAAGACCATACTTGACCATGAAATAATGTGCGTAGCTGTTGGATTCTGCATGTATGCTCAAGAATAAATCTAATATTTGAATATGCGTTCTTGCACTAAACAGGACCTGAGTAAATGCTCGATTAAACACCCGTTCCAGAGCATGGGTTTTTTTAGGATCACTGGTATCGTTGACAAGATATGTTTGATTGGCAAGATAATCTTCGATGTCGGTTTCTAATCCTTTGATATCTGTTCCGTATCCGGATAGAAGCTCTTGGAAGGGAGTATATCGTATCATGCTTAAAAACACATGTTCAAGGGTCACATACTCATGACTTAAACTTTTAGCCAGTTCAGTGGCTTCAACTACAATGTAATCAATTTCAGGGTTGGTTTGTAACATAATAATATTTATTGGTTAGAGAGTAAATTTTTAATGGAAAGTTTCTGTGACTCATTTAAATCAGTAGGTACTATGATGTTAATAACAATTATTAAATTTCCTCTATGTGATTGATTCATTGCATACAAACCCTGTTGCTGTATTCTAAATCTTGATCCTGGTTGAGTACCTGCAGGAACAGCCAGATCAAATTTACGACCGTCTAATCCTTGTAATTGAATAGTGGCACCCACAATGGCATCTAAGCAATTTAGATCCACAGCTTTAATTAGATCTAAATTGTCAACATTAAAACCTGACGCACCTTCAACATGCAGTCTAACATACAAGTCGCCGCGTGTTAAACTAGGAAAAAAGTTATCACCTAGTCCAGGATACTTGATTGTGCTGTTGGGTGTAACACCTCGGGGTATCTGGACCTCAACAGTGACACGCTCACCGTTTGTGGTTTGAACACTAATAGTCTTTGTTTGAATGTCCAAGGTACTAACCAGGCTGACCACTACATCAACCTGGATGTCTTTGTTTTTTCTTGGTTGCCTAAATTGCGAAAATGGATCGCTGTGTGCTGCAAATCCTGGGCCAAAACTGAACCCAAAATTTCTCAGCATGTCTTCCATGTGTGATGGTATGTCACCGTTGGTATCGTGCCCATTCACAGTAAATCTGAATCCACCGTGATGTCCTTGTCGTTCAGCATCATACTGTGCCCGAGTCTGATCTGTGCCTATTGTGTCGTAGGCATGTTGTATTTTCTGGAAGTGGGTAGTATCCCCACCTTTGTCAGGATGGTGTTGATTGGCCAACTTACGATATGCTTTTTTAATTTCATCCAGACTGGCAGACTCAGGAACTCCCAAGGTATCATAATGTGTCATAGTAATATTATATAGTATAAATGAAATACGGTCAATACTTTTGGCATTGACCGTACAATTGAGTTACAGAGGATTACTTCTTTTTACCATCTGGAATGGCAGTACCTTCAAGTTTCTTGTGAACCTTGATAGTCTTGCAAACTTCTTTTTCCTTCTTGGTTTTTGGATCCATTTGTTTTACACATGCCTTTTTAGTTTCTGCTTCGGCATGTACTGCTGTAGTTGCAAATAAACCAATTGTTAAAGCTAATAGATATTTTGTCATTTTGTACCCTTTTTAGTAAATTTTTCAGACGCTGTAAGTCCCAACCCGCCTAACACAATATACATCATTGCATCAAATGTGGTAGCACTTACTTTTTTTTCAAAAAACAACTCTGTAACGAAACCAATTGCTACCAGTACAAAAGCTAGTAATGTAATTACTCTCTTACTACTTGGATTGATTTCGCCTTCTGCTTTTAACATATCAGTTAAAAAACTCATTTTACCTTTTCCTTAAATTTCTGGAAATGCTGGCTGTATTGGAGCTGGCTTACCATTTACCATTTGTATTGCGTCGCCAAATGGAGCTGCTGCCATTGGTGCTGCGCCAAAACTAGGTGCTGCGCCAAAACTAGGTGCAGCTACGGAAGGTGGTGGGGGTGGTGTGTACGGTTTAGTTGCAGCATCAATCGCTTTACCACGCAAATCTTTGTCGTCACCGGCCAACATAATGCCTGACAGGGTGCCTGTCAAGAATGTGGCAACAGGAATAATAAGCTCAAAGAACTTGTTATCCACTGGACTCATCCCATTCATTGGTTGTGTAACAAAAATCAAACTAAACAAAACAACAAACACAATGCCAAACAAGGTTAAACCAAGAATGATGCCGATAAAAAACTTTAATCGTGCATTTAGCTCATCTGTTGTGTATTTTTCTCCGGACCATAATTGTTGAATCATTTGCAATCTCCTTTAGATGTATATTGTGGTGCAAGTGGTACCATAGATTGAATAGGTTTACCTGCTTTGTCTTTATTGTAGTGCTGTAGGTCTTCGGGACAAGTTCCGTTTGCACTACAGTACGGCTTCTTGCATTGCTGACTATCCCAGTTTTCGGGATCCTGACAGGGATACCGATAACGCTCGCCACAAGCAACGAGCAATGGTAGCAATAATACTGCCAGAGTATATCTCATTGTCATGCTCCTAGTACGTGCAACATGTGATTATAATGCTTGATGCGATCGTCTAAGCCAATATAACCACCATTGATCTTTTTGGTCATTTGTTTGATATCACCAGCATCAGCTTCTTTGTTTAAGTTATTACTTTCCCAAAACCAACAGGCACTTTGTGCAGCACCCTCGAATGTTTCTAGGTATGCACTGGCTTCTTCGGGATTGACTTCAATACTGGCTGCAAACCATTCATAGTTTGTTTTACCAGTCAATTGAATTAGTCCACGTCCACGATACTTAAAGCCATCGCCTGAGGCTTCGTCTCCGTTGCCCATACGATTTCCGTAAATTTTATTTGCAATCTTTGCAGGCTGCTTTTCATAAGCTTTTGCAGTGCCCATGTCTTGGAAGTATTTTGGAAATACTTTCATTAAACTTTCTGCTTTATAATTCAAGTTCTCAGACAGAAACCTAAATCCTCCCGACTCATGAGCACACTGAGCAACAAATGCTGCTACTCGCTTGGGTGTGTTGATTTCATAATCAGGTAATAATTGATTCAGAGCTTTAACCCAATGGTCAGCATACAGAATACCGGGAACCATCTCTTTTAATTGACTTACCGTTAATTGCATTTCATCTCCTTGTTATTTGTTGTGTTTGCCGCCACATACAGGACAGCTTTCTTGTTCTTGATTCATTTGACTTCCTCGAATATCTGTTTCTGCTTGGTGTACCAGTCATTCCAAAGTTCCACTTTGAGTTGACATTCTTTATACTGACCGTAGTTTTCTACCACCACTGACAAAGTTTTACTCAGCTCAGTGGTACCTTCGGGCACCATTTTTAAGTCAGGACAGGCTTGTTTTAATTCTTCGGGCACATCAGGAAACGTGCGTTTGACTGGAACATGATTTACAGCACACGAGGTCAATAACAATACAGGAATTAAGGCCAATAATTGTTTCACTGTGGATCCTCACGTTTTAGTGGCTGCACTTCCACTGTGGACTTGCGTGACTTTGCTGCTTCATTTAGCAAATTGATTGCTTCCGGGGCAACGCGACAGTCTTGGTCAATGATCTTTTGTACTTCTCGTATCTTTTCTTGCACAACAACCACGTCTTGTTTGACCACTTTGATTCGGTCAATGTAGACTTTCTTAATTACGGTGTTTGTTTCAACACTTTTCTTTTCAGAATCAGCAACTTGTTGTTGTAACGCAGCCACTTGCTCACGCCAGATCATTTCTGTAGTATAGCCGCCGTACCAGTATACTCCGCTGCAGAACAGCACAATTGAAACAATTTGTATTGGGGTGCGATAGATATTGATCCAAGGGATGAATCTGATGAAAAAACCCAACAGAATGCCCAGAGCGCCTAGTCCCATGAGCGCATATACTATTAGTAAAATAAAACTATCTGGTAATAAATGTAGTAGCCACATAACCTATACTGTATAATTGATATACAGTATTTATGGTTTTGAGCGTTTTACAGGATGCCGGCCAGGCTGCGCAGGCTTTGTGTGTAGTCATTTTTGGGTGCTTTGGTGGTTACAGCAACACCAGCTGCATTACGCATCTCGTCTAATTCTTTAGTGCCAAACTTGCGTAGGTAGTCCTGCGTGGTCAACGGGACGTTTGTGCCAATAGAATCTGCAGTAAGCTCAAGTTCAGCTGGATTTGATCTAACAATCATGCGCCAATCATCCAAGTCTTGATCCGTTAAATTCATTAGATCTTTCATCATGCTCATGACAAGATCGGGAATATCGCGAGTTCTGTCACATTCAACAAATACTATGTAGTCACCGTCATTCATTTCACCGGCGCTGATATCAGCGTCAATTACCCATTCATACCCTTTTTCAATGAAATTTACCAGATCTTCAGCTGGCTCACGGCCTGTTACTTTGAAACTCAGTACAATAATATCTTCATCGCGACCCATCTTGCTTTTGTATTCGTCAATGTGCAACTCAGGATGTACCAAGCGCATCAAATTGTTGGCTTCTAGCCCTTCGTTAATATTAGAATCCTGCATTTTGTTGTCCTTGGGTAGTAGATTCAATTCCTTGCGCAGCATTTACCGGAGCAGCACTATCAGTCTTGTACATGTTATCTTCGGTACCAGTTTCGTAGCTTTGTTCGATGTCCTCAACGTCAATGGTGCCAGATTCCAGCTCTAGACTACCTTGATTGATTTCTTGCATCAGCTGTTTGGGCATAACAATTTCCACAAGCCAAATTGGTACTCGGGCTTGTTTGGGTACGTGGGTACCTGGCTTAAAATCCTTGGGATCCTTGACTTTGACGGGATACTGTAAATGATCTTTTTTGTAGCGCACTTCGCACCCGTAATCTAGTAGTCTTTGCCCACCCCGCGGGTCCGGCATAAACTTATAGGGCCACATAAAAGTACAGGTTATAAAATACTTTTCATATTCAGGCCCTTGTACCAATTCGCCACGTTTCCAATTTTCAAACACATAAACATCTAGCTCGTCAATTACTCGCTCAAAGTCCAACAGGCTGTTTACAGCACTGTCTGTCAATGAAATAGTCTTGATGTTTTCGATTATATCTTTAATATCTGTGGCCATATTAATTCCTGTTCAATTATTTATCGAATAATTCAGCTATCTCATTGGGAATCCAGGGAACTAGCATACGCTCAGGATGCCATACTATGCCGGCCAAGTTACCATCTATCCATGCTTCGCAGTTGCCTTGGTCGTCATTGACTAGCACTGTTGCTTTTGTATGTGGCCGTTTAATATACAACGTATGATAACTATTTACATGTTTGATTCCACTAAAATAACTAACGTTGTGAGTCACGTCAGCATGTCCACTAATATTGCCTATTTGCCCACCAAGTATATCAGTTAGTAAAAAACACCCATGACAGATTCCGATTACTGGCTTTTGTAACACCATCATGGCATGAGCCAGTCTAATTTCAGTTAAACGCCTGATTGTGCTATCGTTGCCGCCAGTTATAACAAAACAATCCAATTGATGCGCAATTGATTCAAAATTTTGATTGGGCCTGTTTGCAATAGGAAAAAGCGTATGTGTGTTAAAGAAGGAATACCACCCTTGCTCTAATGCATCATACGCTCTTTTTTTATGTAACAGGACTCGTTGGCTGAGCCCAATATTCATTTACCAACCGTAAGCATCTGCAACAAGTTGTCGTCCGTCAACATTGGCAGTAGTGTTACGGCAGCTAATGTCATATAGATCCTTGCGCATCAAATTGACTAAAGATTCAATTCGTGTTTGCTCCTCGGCACTACTAACTAACTTCTCTAATGCCATTGCACCAATCTTACTATGGAAGCCTTCATCTTTGGCAATCTTGGCATAGGCATTACTAACAAATTCATCTTCAATGCAATCAGCCATTTGATTCCATACTGCTTCGGCACGGCCTTCGGCAACCAATTGATAAGCGGCTAGTGCTGCCGGGTCAGTTTCTGCACAGTATTTTTGTAATAGACTAGCACCTTTTGCTGTTGGGTTGGCAGCTTCAGCAGCAATAGCAGCAGCAACATTAACTGGGGAACCTTGGATATGTTCAATTACTTCCTTGACCAGGCGAAAATGCACTGCTTCGTCGTGTGCTTGTTGGGTCAACAGTTGTAGTTCAACAGGATCTGCATCTGCAGGCATATTAGCCACTTGTTGAGCAATTTCTACCATGTTCATACGCTCGTTGATCATGCGACCGATAAAATGTGTAATCAATTCCTCTTGCGGGGGTTTACTATCAAAGTATGCTTTTACATTGATTTGACTTGCTTTAAACAATGCTTGATTTTCATCACGCAATTTGTTTACAAATTGTTTTGCGTTCACGGGGATTCTCCTTGTGTATATACCCTAATATTTATCAATTTAACCGGTTGTTGGTCCATTTATGTTTCTTTCTTTATAAGTTCGACGACCTGCACGAATATGTTCATCCAACCAATGAGTTTCAATTGGAGTTACGTACTTGTGATTGGCGTCTTTGTCAATGAACGCATTAATTGAATCGTTGTCCCATGCAATAGGAAAATCTAATATACCTGACAACCATTTGAGATAATACTTACCATGTAGGAAAAAAGCTTCATGATCTACAAAATGTACAGCATGCTCGCCGGGTAATATGTTTTCGTAATAATATTGTTGTGCAAGTGATAATGAACTGAACCCATTCATTAACCGTTGTTGTTGTACAGTATTGATATTCTTATCACGTACAATAATAGCAATGGTTACACGAATTCCCAATTCTGCTGCACGGTCGGCAACTTCGCGTATCTTAGGGACAATACGTACTCCGTCCATGTACACCGGACAACTTACATTGGCTAAAAAGTACTGACTGTTAGCAAACTTGTCTGCAGTTAATCGTTCAGGATATTGCCAGTACTCTGCAAAGGGCTCAATATCGCTAGGAACCCAATATTGAGATTTTAAATCTTCCCAACCTTTAACATCCGGATGTTGACTCAAAATCCTACTAAAAAAATGATTGCCGGACCCTTGTGGTCCAGTGACAATCAATAGATGTTTTTCCTGCATAATTTTTCCTATTTAAAAAAGTATATGTAAATTAGGCCCGGGATGATAATAAAGTATTGCGGAATAAAATTAAGCATCAATGCTTTCTCATTCCATCGCCATCCCACATAAATCCAGCCTGCTGCTCCTACCATTTGCAGTAAACTATTCCACGGAGTTAACCCTAGTACATGAAATACCATTGCAACTAAAATTGTGCATGCACTTGCATACTTAATATACCAAACGTGATCGTGTTTCATTTAATCAATGCTACTAGCACATCGGGATAAGTTCTGTCTACTGTAACAGTTTGGCCCATATTTGTTAACACCCAATTGGCTGTAAAGTATTCCCACGTGACATTGTTCTTACACCCATATTCTAATATCTGTTGGTTTGATCTTGATATCTCGTACAACATGTTAGTACTATCTTTGTACCATTTATAATCTGGGTACTGAATTTGAAAGCCACCAGCTTCGTGCCACCAGGAGTAACTGGTCAGGTCAGGACGATACACCAGCATTATCCAGTCATCTGAATAACATTTTTCTATTTCGTCAAACTTGTCAGGCCAGTTATGACTCTTAACTAAACGACAACCACCTGGGTTTGCCCATGCTTGATCAATATAATTATGATCTGACCACAAGATCAATGGTTCAAACTCCATACCCCACCCAAAATAAGCACCAAGATGGCCAGTATAGGCATGATGTGTATAGGTTCTGCTAGGTAAGCGATCACTGGTATTAAATCCTGCACCAGATTCTAATGCCTGAGCAATACCGCTCCATCGGCTTCCCGGAACACCAGTAAAAAAGATCCTATTGGGTAACATGTATAACTATAGTTATGCATACTCAACAATCGCTTAATAATTATTTCAGCAATCACTGGCGAGGCTACTTGAATCTATATCAGTATTCTGGAGTTAATCTTGCCAAAAAGATTCAACACAATGAATATGTTTTAGACGTAGGATGTGGATTAAACGCTTTTAAATCACTAGTGCCCAATTTGATAGGTATTGATCCTGCGTTCCCGCAAGCAGATCATCAGATTGCTATAGAAGATTTTAGAACAACTCAATTATTTGATGTTGCTTTTTGTTTAGGAAGTATTAACTTTGGTAATGAAACCAAGATTAAAAATCAGATTCAGCGTGTAATAAGTTTGCTCAAACCTGCTGCTAGGATATACTGGCGTTGTAACCCCGGACGACAGGATCACGGTAATACAGAATGTAAGTCAATTGAATTTTTTCCGTGGAGCCCGGAGTTATTAATAGAATATGCAACTCAATTTGGTTTTGAGGTACTGGATATTAAGAATGACCTAAACAACAGGATCTATTGTGAGTGGGCACGGTCTATTACTTAGTTTATAAAAATATTTTATCTATAGTGTTTAAATGAACAATTCAAACTCTTAAATATTTGAGTAGACGTTGAGTCTACACCATAACCAGGAGGCAGTCTTGAGCAAACGCCGTCGCAGCGAAGTAGCACAATTAACCGTAGTAAGCAACAATAACACAACTAGTTTTGATACCTACCAAAAGCAACGTAAACCAATAGCATTAACCCCTAAAAGTCGTAACCAAGAAACCTACATAGATTTACTAGAAAATCCACAACGCTTAATAGTATTTGCATCAGGCCCGGCAGGCACAGGCAAAACTATGCTGGCTGTGTTGGCTGCATTAAAAGCATTTAGAGCTGGAGAATGCTCTCGAATTGTTATTACCAGGCCCGCAGTAGGCGTTGATGACGAGCAACATGGATTTTTGCCGGGTACACTAAATCAAAAGATGGAGCCGTGGACACGCCCCATATTTGATATTATAGAAGAGTATTATAAACCACAGGAAGTGGCTCGTTTGCTAGACGAAAAATATATAGAGATTGCTCCACTAGCTTACATGCGTGGGCGGACATTTAAAAACTCGTGGATCATTGCTGATGAAATGCAGAATGCCACACCTTCTCAGATGAAAATGCTGCTCACTAGACTAGGAGAAAATTCCAAGATGGTTGTAACCGGGGACACCCAGCAGGCCGACCGTAAGGCCAAGGACAACGGATTGCTAGATTTTCAGCGGCTATTAGCCAACTTTGGAAACAGCCAATACATTGCTGGTGTTGAATTTGCTATCAAAGATGTTCGTAGACATCCAGCTGTAGCAGAAGTTCTTAAATTGTACGGGGAGGAATAGGTTATCGTAAATACTGGATGCTGAACTACAAAGATATACGCCGCGTACACCTTGAGATAAGCACCAGGTGTAATGCGGCGTGCCCTGAATGTCCACGAAATTTTCGTGGTGTTGACATAGTAGACACCTATCCCATATGTGATATGAGTTTAGATCAGGCAAAAAAGATCTTTACAACTTCTTTTTTATTACAATTAGATCAAATTCTCATCAATGGCAATTACGGTGATTTTATCACTGCACATGATGGTCTGGAGATTGTGGAATATTTTTTAACAGTCAATCCCAACATAAAAATCATAATCAGCACAAATGCCAGCGGCCGTCCACATATATGGCGTCAATTAGGTGAGCTTGGGGTAGAAGTTCAGTTTAGAATTGATGGACTAGCAGATACTCATCATCTGTATAGACAATATACAAACTTTGAATTAATATTGGAGAATGCATTAAAGTTTATACAAGCAGGAGGCTATGCCATATGGGCAATGATTAAATTTGATCATAACAAACATCAGATATCTCAGGCTGAAATATTATCTAAAGCAATGGGATTTAAAAGATTTGAATTGGTTGATGCTGGTAGGGACACCACTGTGGTCTTTACTAGAGATAAACAACTTAGTCACGTAATAGGCAATTATCAAGGACCAACAGACTATGATTTATTATATGATCAATATCAACAGTATATTAGCAATCCTGACATTACTTTAAAAAAAGTACAAATACAAGAACGAACCATTAAATGTTATTCAAAAGAAAATAAAGAAGTATATGTGTCTGCCAATGGAGAAATATATCCTTGTTGTTGGTTAGGATTTTATCCTCTTAGTAAACAAGGAAATCCTAGTACGTTTCAGTTACGGCCGTTAATTAAAGAAAATAATGCACTTGAATATAGCATAGAACATGCAATCGCATGGTTTAATCAAATTGAGTCTACGTGGAGTAAAACAGTACTAGATGGAAAAATCTATACTTGCAATGAGACCTGCGGGAGTAGAGCTGTAAGTTGATTAACAGTATCCTCATAATCTTTATGCAATATACCTATACCACCAGAGACACGCCATTCTTCAATGTTGCTTCTCCGATCATCAATTAGTATATCCCCAGGCTGACAATGTTGATGTTTGTCCTTGCTAAAAGGACCAAACATAACAGGTATGGTTGCAAAGTAATTACGTGCCCAATACACTTTATCATTGAAAGCCCAGGGCACATCATTACCTTTTGGTACTGCAGTTAGAAATTTAAGATCGTAGTGTGTTTGTTTGCAAAACTGTTCACACTGATAAACCAATTGGGTTGCATAAGGAGTTGTTATTAGATCACGATAAAGTCTAGCATTGGTTGCTAGTTTGTACCAAATTTCGTCAGGATAGATTCCTTGGCTTGGTGGAACACTCAGGGTGCGAGCAGCGTATTCGTCGAAGTCGGCGACTACGCCGTCCATGTCTAAGTAAAGTGTTGGCATTTATTTTTTAAGTTTTGAATGTAATGCTTGTAGATAATTGGTTTGATTGTTTAACTTATTCTCAAGACGCTGTACTGTGTCTTTTAGTCTATGTACATCACTGGACAACATATTAATAACTGTTTCTTGGTCACGCAATTTCACTTGATGAGTCATTAGATTAGGGCGCGGTGGTGCGTTAGGATCAACAGCACGTTTTTTCTTAGACCGCATGGCCTTAAACAATTTTGGGTTCATATATAGTATTTACTCCTTTAACAAAGCCGTTAGTTTTGGTAAGTAATCATTTATGTTCAAATTTCTAAACTCCTTTGTAAGATTGATTTCTTCAAAAAATTTATTCCGCATAGACGATGAGTAATTTACTGTTTTAATATAATCAACTAAAAATGATAAATTAAAGTTTATTTCCTGCAAATATGTAATTATACTATGCTTTTCTTTATCATTGAATATTTGTAGAGAGTAATGCAACGGATATTCGCAAAATATCCATGCAGGTTCAATTTTTAGTTCTTGCACTAATTCGATAACAGGATCCAAATACAATATGTTTAACGCACTTATTACAGTATGAGTATTAAAACTGATGTTAGATTCACGCAAAAATTTAATATTATTTAAAACAGCATCCCAACTACCTGTAGTTCTAATGTAATAAAATTGCTCTTTGGTGGCATCTAAGCTTAATGTGATATGTACTTTTTTAAATTTCTTAAGTGTATCGTGCATTTTACCATGAATTTCTACAGTTCCGTTAGAAGTGTAATATAAGGTACAATTTGATGAGTTGCCGTCACTAATAATCTTTTCTAATATCTTCAGATGACTTAAATTTAAGAAAGGTTCACCGCCCATAATAGATACTTTTTCGACTGAACTAAAATCTTCGTTACAAACATTCTCTAATAGAGATTGTGTGTATCCGGCACCTGTATATTTTTTATTTGGGAATAATTTCTTATGCTTCCATTCATCCTCAATCCAATGACTAGAACTTGACCATGATCCGCAGGTCCTGCAGGCCAAGTTACAATTGATCCCGCTATTAATTACTAAATTTTTTATTTTCTTATCAACGATCTGTTTGTTGTATGTGTCATGTAATTGTTCCAAGGTTGGATTATCATCTTGAAATAGCGCATATTGCCGTAAACTTGTTATTCCGTTGTTCTCATCGTCCCAGCACCCGCTACATTCAACACTTTTTATTCCTTTTAAAATATTTTTTTGGATATTCACAACTGTAGGAGAATTAATTAGGTTATGGAACGTTATGTTTTTTTGTCCTGGTATCGAAACCTCGCAACAAATGTTTGATAATCGATGATCAAATCCACCAAAGGCATTGGTGCAATAGGTGTTAAGATTTAATTTGTCTGTCATATGTAATACTTATCACTGGGTATGCTAGGAAACTTGATTGCAACTACGCTGGTATCTTCTAGATATTCAGCATAATAATGTTCTCCAGGCTCGGACATATAAATATCGCCAGCAGCAAACTCTACATTGTTGATAATCATACGACCACTGGTAATCAGCTGCAACTCTGTTATCACACGGTGGTAGTGAGGAGTGTCCTTTGTACCGGCAGCATTGCTCTGCCAACACACTTCAAAGTCTTTGGTTCTAACAGCAGCACCATCAAAATCTCCAACGAACCAACCTCTAGCACCCAACTCACTGAGTTTCAATTTCTTCATGCCGGCCTGCGTCAACTTCTGATTGCATTTCATCCAACATCCGATTAAAGTATTTGGCATCCAAATTGGTCATCACTTCGGTCACGTACTTGTGATAACCCTTGAAGAAATATTTAAACATCTCATTGAAGTCCTTGTTGTTGTTAAACCCGTTACGCTCAACTGTTTTTGTTGATAGGTTTAACACAACTTTGGCACTGACATCTTTGTTGCGCAGTTTGGTTTGTATTGCCACTTGCTCGTCATATTGATGATTGGCCGGATCTTTCATATACCCTGGAATATAAGTTTTCTTGGGATCTCGCGGCTTTGTTACATAGTTGGCTACAAGGTAAATTGATTTTGTCTTCATAGATTATTTAAGATAAGTTTTAAGATTTTCGTTCCACTCAATAAGTTTTGTTTCTAGTCTATCTAGTGGCCATTTTTGCCTTCTTGCTTCGGTTAATATGTTTATTGTTCGCTGGTAGCGTTCTGCTACAGTAAAATCTTTATTTTTTTTGCTACGATAAAATAATACTTTGTTTGCAGTTTGATTTTTAACATCGTCTGTATAATACAAATTGGGGTCAGCAGACAGTCTAGTATCAGCTAGTAGTCCTGGGTGTCCGTTTATTGCTGCAGATGAGATAGTGCCATCTGCAACATATGGCCGCCATCTTTTAAAAATTTCAAGATATTCTAAATGTTCTTGACTGGTTTCGGACGGCCATGTGGTCATTAACTGAAATTGATTTGTTAACCCTACTCTGCTGCAGTTTTCTAGATGCCAATCTACGTCTTCGTTAGTAAATTTTTTATCCATTTCAAATCTTATACGATCAACGCCAGTCTCTATGCCTACATTAAGAAAGAAACCACCGGAGTTCTTAATCATATCAAACACCTCTTTGCTATGACTGGCACTAGGTCTTATGATAAAGAATCCGCTCCATTTAAAATTACGTGCATCAGGGTAATTATTCAAAGTTGCGCAAAATTTGCTAAATTCTTTTAGACTACCGTTAAGTAAACTATCTGCAAAATAGAAATTTTTAGTGCCATGAGTTTCGTAGTATCTAATCATTTCCTGCGCTATGCTACTACCTTTTCTATAACGATATTTAGGCCAATATTTTTCTATATCACAAAACGTACATTTCTTAACGCACCCCCTGCTGCCATAAACATAAAAATCGCGCTCGTTATTGGGATAATCGTACATATCTAGGTTATAATAGTTATAGTTTGGTAGCGGTAAAACCTCAATATCTTCAATTTGCTTGGCTGGGATCCCATTAATACCGGGGTATTTGGTATTACCTTTAAATAATTCTACTAAACATATTTCGCCCTCGCCTTGTATGTAATAGTCTACTAAATTCTTATTATACAATAACTCACCGCAAGTTTCCAGATTAAATTTAAATTCAGTGCCTGGCCCACCTACAACAATTTTTGCTCTAGTTTTTCCTTTTAGCCACTTACACAAATCATAGAGACTAGCAAAGTCAAACATTGTCAACTGTGACAACAAGATCCAGTCAACGTCTAGAGTACTAGCAGTAAGATTATATTCATACAGATATTCTGGTACTATGTCAATATCGTACACAAATGAATATGTTTTCTTTTTATTTTGCCACCATAAATTTTCATTATCGCGAAATAAATTTATATTTAAGTCTATAGCATGAACTTCGTGCCCGTTCTGTCTGGCTACCTCGCAGAGAATTGCTCCAGCAATTGGTGGCCGATGGGGTTCAAGGTAAGGTGTGTTTATTACTAGCGTCTTTGTTTTTTGCATTATCTACCAATTGCTGTAGTTGGTCTAATAGAACATCAATATTTATATCATCATATTTGTAAACATAGTTATTAATAAAAGGAAGACCACTTTGTTTATCTTTGGACGTAGTTACTATATCCGCTTCTCGTAAATTCTGCACCCAATCGTAAAATGGTTCAGAGTATGTAATTTTAATAACTCCATTAACACCCATAAATCCATGGGTTAATTCATGTGGACTACCATCATACTTCTGTAAAGCTAATTTTCTAATTAAAAAATTTAGATTGCATTTATTAATACCCACACCAGTTATTTTTATATATTGATCTCTAAGAATGGTACCGCGATCATCAATTAATGTGTCCCATATTTTTGGACCAAATCTTTTGTTAGTGTAATGTAATTCAATTTGATTATGATCCAACGAGTCAAAGCTTAAATTAATAATTTGAGAATCTTGAACAAATTCTTCAAATAATTTTTTTTTGTTTATTATTATTTGTAATAAAGGCCATTGATGATCATAGGCACATCTGGCTTCAATGGCCAATATCAAATTAGATTGCATTACACAATTTGACTAAGTTCTACTAAGGTTGCTGATAGGTTGATTTCAGGGTCAGCAACCAATGGTGCAGTTGCTAGTCCTTTACGAATAATTTTAATTGCTTCGTCTTGTTGCTCTGGAGTTTTACCCCATAGTTCCAGATTATGATACATCCAGGTAAACACTTCTTCCATCTCCTCGGGAGAAGTATGTGTGCATAACATGGTACGTGCTTCACGCACTTTACCTGTTTTGAACAAATCTACCACGGCCAATTTATGATCGGCTGTACCAGCATCGCCGCTGCTTTTTGACACAGTCAACGTACCACTCACACTATTTCCTTGCAGTAGCTTTAAACAACTACGTAAATCAGGATACGTGGCACGAACATAACTGTCAATGGTATCTAAGTCAAACTCAACACTTTCGTGCACCAGCACTGTGGCCGCTCTTGCAGTAAATTCATTCATATCAGTTTTGTCAATCACAAATTGCTGACAACGACTTTTCAACGGCGTAATAATTTTATGTGCAAGATTACATGTCAAAATAAATCTGGCTTGAGCAGCATAAGTTTCCATTAATCCGCGCAACAAGGCCTGTGCATTATGCGACAAATAATCTGCTTCATCCAACAACACAATCTTTAACTCACCAAATGGCATAGTACTAACAAAGCCTTCGATTTGTTTTTTTAAGAAATCGACTCCGTTGTCTCTTGATGCATTGACCTGTAAGAAATCATATGGATCAATGTCTAGACTGTTTACTAGAATTTTTGCTAGAGTGGTTTTACCTGTGCCAGCTGGCCCAACAAACAACAGATGCGGAATACTCTTTTCCTTGATAAAATACTCAATCTGTTCCCGTTGTCCGGGATCAGTGAATACATACCCATCTATTGTTTTAGGGCGATACTTTTCAGTCCAAAGTTCTTTCATAGATTATCTCGATGTACGCAGACTAAATCCTCGCTACGAATGCTAGGGTCTGCAGGTTCCATTGTTTCTGGGTCAAATGCTTGGTATCCGGCTTCGTCAATCACTTGAAATAATTCTGCAGTATCTGCAGCACTATATGCACCAAACCATTCCGTAAACAACACTGGTTTATATTTTTGCAAAAATGCTCGGCTGTTACGTATAATTTCAATATCGTGCCCTTCTGTATCTGTTTTCACAAACCCAATATTGGCAATTTCTTCTGCTGTCAGATACTTGTTGCACATTGATTCCAAGGTCATTCCTGACACAGTAATACTTTCACCGCTCATTCCTGCCACACGTTGGGTTGTTTCAGCATCCCAAGTTTCACCAACAAGACCGCCGTTGCACATGGCATTCTGATGATCTTTGAATGTGAGTCCTTCAGCGTTCTGATTTGTCACTGCTTCAGTGGCAATTACAAAATTTCCTAGATGACTGTTAACCGCACAGTTAAACTGCAAGTAAGGTAGTATAACAGGATTAGGCTCAACTGTCAACACAGTAGCACGACACTGTGACATCATTGGGATGGCAGTATCGCCACTGTGCCCTCCAATGTCAATCACAGTCATACCGGGTTTGATCCAGGTTGACCAATGATTTTTTACCATATAATAGTCAAATATTGTTTGAAAGTCTGGTACACGTTCTCTTGGATGATCCATTTCAAACCAAAAACAACTCTCGCCGTCGGCAAGGTCTAATTTGTATCCTGTGCGTAATTTAACTGATGTTTGCATTATACTATCTCCTCAATGATTCCTAGAACTTCTGCTACCACAATACACACACCAGCTAACCAAAAGTTACCGGTCATTAGCACACCGCCGGCAAATATTCTAATTGCACTTTTGGCTAGGCTGACACGAAAATGTCCCAGACTGGGATCTTTGGGTTGAACAGCCAACAGTGGCGGATGGTGCGGGCATCTGCCCTGGTTAAAATCGCATGTTGGACTGTAAGGTTTACGACAAATAGCGCATTTGGATGATTTGGTGCTCACAATGATTTACGCTCCGCTGGCACAGCGGTTGAGATTGTTTCATCAGTGTCAGGTTGTTCGTCGCTGACAAATATAATTGCCGTTGGATCTGCTCTGCGTATTACAAATTCTTCATGGTCTTTTTCAATTTTAAGACCACGGCTCCAGCGCCCATGTTCTACCAGAATCCACTGCCCAACTTTGACATCATGTTGGGTAGGACCAACAGCGTACACTTGACCCCAACGTGGACGAATACCATCGGTCTTTCCGTCGTCTCCGAGTAAAATAACTCCACTGCTTAATTTGCGTCCGGTAAAGTCCATGTCTTTTACAATGACTGAATCTCTTAACGGTGTAATTTTACCATCTATTTCAATGGTATGTTGATATCCACGTTTTTGATCAAACGGATTTGTGACTGCCATTTTTTCCTCTTTTTAAATTCGTTGTGGTCCAGGTTCTACAGGTTGTTCTTGTTCGGCTGGTTTGTTTTTTGCTACCGAGTCTGCTAGGCTGCCTCTCAACGGTCTTTTTTGTGTATCAGTTGGGGGTGCAGGATCAGTGTTCTCGTCAACGTCTGCTGCAACTTCGACCCAGTCATCGGTAAGATCCTTCTTGGGTACTCGCTTGTGCGATTCTGGCACATAGTCTGTTGCTACTGGAGTGTTTAATTTGTAATAATCTGCCATGGCCTTGTGCTTGGGCACTTCAACTGTGCCGCCAGGTCCCAATTGATCGCCTTTGGCGTTCACTTTCATGTTTCCCACTGCAATTGTGCTTTCGTTTTGAGCAATAATTGCGTCAATATTTACACGTTTTCCATTTGCTGTAGTATATACTCTTTTCATAGTGTTTCTCCTTGTTAGCGGTATTTACCGTAAAAACTCACTGACATCTAAATCATAATACATGCTGTTAATTCGATGAACACCTATTAGGTACAGCACATAACTTGCCACGCTTGATCCACGGCCTACACCCCAGACAATATTATTGGTACGCCAGGTATCCACTACGTATTTTAATTGTCGTAGTAAGTCAAATAAATTTCTTTCTTGGTACAATAGTAGTTCTTGGCCCACACGTTGTAATTCTTCTTGTGTTTTACATTGACCCAACACCCACTGTGCAATATCTAAACTCAAATATTCTTCGGGCATGTGCCACAAACTTTGTTGAGTTTGATGAAACACATCAACATCGTAATCGGGTGGACAAGGGTGATATTCTCCAACCAATGGAAGATCAGCATAGGTACTCTTAACTGCACTGTTGTACTGATCCCAATCTTGTACTAGAAATTTACTAACATCAACTTCTGGCCGTTGGTACAATATCTCGCATAGTGTGTTGCTGGTAGCGTAGGCCTGACCAAATTGATCATAATTCATTTGATATCAATGATGCCTTTGAATTTGTCGCCCTTGGCCTCCATTTCCTCTAGCGTTTTACGATTACGATTGTCCATCTCGTAACGATAATTTTCCAGAATCATTTGCATTTGTGGAATAATACTAGTAGGACCTGATCTATAAGCCTGATTCATTTTGGACATAAGGTCGTTGTATTTTTTATGAAGATCTTCGTTAGAAAGCCCAGACAAGTCAGTAACAAGTGGGTGCATCAGATATCTCCTTGTTGTCTATTTTCCGATGAATGTACGTTAAACGTGCCGCCGGGATAACGGCTCATGAGTTTGTTTACATTTTCTTCAATTACCGCGTTGGGATCTAGGTTCAAGGCACGACATGCATTGACCCAGTACCACATGACGTCACCCAGTTCACGTTTCATATGGAACAAGCTTTCTTCCGTAAGTGGCTTACCTTGGAACAACATTTTCTTTGGAATTTCACAGAACTCGCCGGTCTCTGCTGCCAGTCCCAGCGCCGCAGTGATCAACAGTGGCACATTAACGTCTGGGCCGTGTGTGTCAGTCTCAAAATTAAAATTTCCATCCAGCTGATCTAGACGATCCATGAATGTGGTTAGGTCTTTGCTGGGTTCACTGGTAACTGCACCAACAAACTCGCTGTAACGATTTAAATTTACGGTCATAAAAAACTCCTAGTTTGCATAATTATACACTATGCCCATCTAGGAGTCAATTATTTTGGATTAGATATTTGTTAAACGTTAAACCAACGTCCAACGGCGGCACTATACATTAGTTTAATTGAAACAGAACTAGTAATACTAGCTGAATTTGCCCAAGTATTGGCCAATCCATAAACTGAAGTTACACCAGGAGTCATGTTTGAAACAAAACAACTGGTAATTGCTGTCATTGTTGTAAATTGTAATTCTCTACCATCTTCAACTGAATTAGGTAGTGTAATAAACAAGTTGGCTACAGTTCCAGTAGGACTTGCGTTAGCAATAAATCTGTTGTAATCTACGTTTGCACGAAGATTCTGCCCAGTAACTACGTTGGCCAAGAAATAATCTGGGTTAATAATTCCGCCATTGGTAATTAAATTACCATTAACAAAAATGTTACCGGCCACACCAACACCGCCCGCAACTACCAGTGCACCAGTAGTAGTACTGGTTGAGCCTACATTTGAGCGTACTACAACGTTGCTACCAGTAGTGTCGTTGATGGCCGAACCCAATGATACATTGCTTGCAATGGTTGAATTGTAAGTTGAAACAGTTAATCCATCTAATGTTAAATTACCAGTGATACTCATGCCTGACAGATCAATGTCTCTGTTTCTAATTAGATCCTTGATACCAATTGTGGTGCCACCATCAACTGTGAAGAATTCAAAAAGATAGTCTGTGTTGTTGGCGATTTCTGCACTGCTAAAGGTTATAATTGGTGGACTGGTACCTGCCAACCCAGCAATTGAATCTGGATCGCCTAAAGTACATGCAGTTGGTAACGTCAATGTATAACTGGCGTTTGTGTTGTTGACCCACAGCTTGATGCTTGCATACTGATTGCTGGTATTGGTAGGAAAGCTAAATGCAAGAGTGGTTGATCCGCTCATGGTAATTTTTTGGAAATTGCCATTTGTAAAATTAACTGTAACACTGCCACTCGCACTACCTATGTTGTTGTAGTTTTGTCTCCAGGCAGATAAGCTTGGGTTACTAATGGTGTTTCCGGAGAAATCATTGTCTAATACTGTATTGGTCAATGCACTCTTCAAGACTGCTTTGTTCTGCAGATCCTCAACTTCGGCTTTGACATATACTAAATTGTTTCGAATATTGGTAAAATTGTCACGAAAACCTTGACTGTCATTGTCTTGGCCTGCAACAGGATATGTACCATCAATATTATTTGGATTTACTTGGCTTGTCATTTATACGAATACTCCATTTTGTGGGAACTTGATATATTTATCCTTACTTTCGGGTTTGATATATTTGTCTCTATTGGTACTAAACGCTGTTCCACCGCGTATACCACGACGACCTGCTTGAATGTCTTTTTCACGTACACAGCAACTACCACCGTCAAATGTGGTTTCTGCTGTTCTAATTGTGGTAGCAGTTGGTATAAAGTACGGAACTGAACCAAAATCTCCAGTGGTATAGCTCAATATACTGGCCGGATAACTCTTACCTGTTCTAATAGACACTGACTGATTAAACAACACTTCGGACACAAATACCAGTTGAAGTTCGCTGTTGTCGCCTTGATCAAATCGACTGTAATATAGATCCGGACTTTCACTGTCAAACCCAACGTTGTCGTCGTCAAATCCCAAGACTGGCAGTGCTCTAAACACCATTCTCCATAATCCGCTTCTAAGGTTAACAGTTGATGTCTGACTAATTTTATCTAAATAGCCTGGAATTACAGTGCCGTCACTGTAGACCCATCCATCGTAATCTTCACCCGCAAATCCAAATTGTGTTTTAAAAATAATTACTTCGTTGTTTAGGAAACTGTATACTCCGTCAATCCATAAATTATCTCTTACCACAGTCAACAAAGAACCATCAATGGTGTTAAAGGATTGACTCACTGCATAGTCTGCCTTGGCTTCGCCAATGATTCTAATTTCTGCATTGATGTCAGAATTGACATCGTTTGACAAATAAAGTTGATCGTTGACAACATTAGTTACCACGGTATTGGCTGGTATTTCGCTGGCAGCGTCTCTACTTTCAACCACCCACCCAAGACCAACTACAACACTGTCGGGTATACTGATCACGTTAGAATTAGTAACAGCTTGGGTCACAGTTGTTATTACAATATCTCCACTGGATTCATTGGTATACTTGTCAAAGGTAGTGTCTCTACTTGGCTCAAATTGTCCTGTTGTGGGATCATAAAAGGTTGAAAGATAATTGTCCCATTGATATCTGTCGGCTATAAAAGTAAAATTGCCTGAGTTTTCTTCTAGACTTTTTTGCAATCTATATTTGATCAGTTTAGAAGAGCCAACTTTGACATAGGCCAAAATAATAGCTCGGGTCAATCCCAACACTAGCCCGTTTTCTTGAACACTGGTCATCCACTTGGGCAATGCGCCACGATTGGTGTACCCAACAGTGTTTTCGAATCTGGTCTGCATGTTGTTAAAACTGTTGGGATAGATTGTTTTGTATTCAGTACCATTAAAATAAAATCCATACTGAACATCCAGTGCTGTTGATATTTCTGGGCCAATGGTATTGTATGCTTGATTGTCCTGGGCATCTACATAGACCACTTCGTATACTGGTACACCTTGAGGATCTTTGGCCACGGCCGTTTTTAATGTGCCAAAATTAATAACTTTATTGTAATGATTGTACTGTATCGCGTCTACAAAAGTGGCAGCTGCCGATGGACTTAGGCCTGGCAGGAATAAGAATTTAAATGACTTTGCAACACCAAAGTTTGGATCATCAGGTCTATAGATCAAGTTTGGTGGGAACACAGACACATCTGTGGTAATGGCCTTTAACAAGTTACGTTGTTCTATAGATGGCAGTGATTTCAAGTAAACATTTTCGTAAGGGGCCAAATTGTATGGTACGACCTTGACAGTAAAAGTTTTTTTACTAGATATAGATTTGTCAATGGCTTCGGCCTTGACAGTAAACGAACTCAGTTGGTCAAATGTGGTTGCTCCGCCATCAACTGCAGTTGAAATAGAATTGGATGTGGTACTAACAACCTTGGTTACGGTGATATTGGTAAATGTTAACAGTGTGCCTTGGCTGACATAAATGGCTGGACGAACTTCAATGGTGTTGCTGTCTACAATGGCAGATATTTTACAACCGGATGTTACCCCAGGCCCTTGCACCAACATTCCTACTTCTAAGTCTGTGGTTGACACAATGTTTAATTTTGCCGAGGTTCCATCCAGGGAAAAATATCTAAATGTGGTTCTTCCGGTGAATCTGCCAGATCTTAAAAATTTTAAACCTTGTGGCGTTTTACGATAGTTTTCAAATACTATGGTATAATCTAGCTCTTTGCCCAGGGTGTTATAAGCATCAACATAAAGTTCGCTGATTGCTCCGTTATCCATTTCTCCTAGATCTGCAGGCGAAGTCCAGATGATCTCTTCGTTTAATGTTCGTTTGACTGTGATGCTAAACGTAATTTCATCGCTGGCCAGACCTGGTTGCAGTGTGCGATATGCACGAATTTTAAATTCGTAAGTATTGGTCTCGGCAGTAAACGTTGGATCTTGCTGCGGTGTAGGCAACGTTCCTATTGCCCAGCCAGTGTCTGAGTTGATAGACAGGCCTATAGGCAAGCCAAATGCACCTTGATCAAACAACAAGGTATCAAAGCCATAATTTACTTCAATAAACGTTACTTCTATATTGTTTGTTGCACCAGGAACTGCAGACACAAAGGTCAATTGGTCGCCTGTCACAGTATAACCTGTTGTGGCAGTCAATAGTACGGTGTCAAGCCGGACAGTAATTCTTCCAGCATTTAAAGGAGTTTGATTCAGAGTGTAAGGACCAGCTGTACCGTTGCCGACAAATTCTTGAACCTGGAGGTCTTCATTGAGATCAAGGTCGTCCATGCCACTAAAGGCCAATTCGTCAATGGACCAAGAAATGTCTGCATCTTCGGGGTCAAATGCTAAAAATCTATAAGCAAAGGTGGAGCCTGATACCAATGTTGGTAAACTGTCCGGAGCATTGAGTATGATAGGCCGATATTTGTCATCTGCGTCAATTGATATAAATGTATTGTTAATAAAAGTGAGATCATTGTCTGACGTGAAACTGCTCTTGCTCACAACCAGGATTCTAACATTCAGTGTGTCAAATTTAATACCATCGCTGACCTGCAATGTAAAATTGTAGTACCTGTCACGACTTTTAATCAATGGATCGTAGATCTCGTAATCAACTGGAACAGCATCAAAACCCAGTAGATCAGGATTGGCAGCAATAATGTCAACAAATCCAGACAGTCTACCTGCTGTGGACAAGCTGGTACCCGGCGGTAATTGCCCGTCTACGATTTTCCATTCTATTGTGCCTGTAGAGCTTTCGTTGGCCGCTTCAAATTGGTAATCTAGATAAGTACCGTCAAACCATGCACCTACTAGGGTGTTATCTAATAATATCTGTGGACCAGTTACATTGCTGACAGTGACAGCAAAAGATCTGTCTGCCACTACTCCGTCGGGATTGGTGGCTCGTACCACAAAGGCAGATATTTCATTTTTTTGATATTGATCTGTGATTGACGGAGTACCTTGCAGCCTTCCGTCCCTGGTCAGATACATGCCGCCAGGCAATTGACCACTCAAGAAACTGTAGAATAGTTCTTGCTCGGCACTGTCAACAGCCACAAGCTGGTAAGAGTAATATTGTAACTCCGGGATCACTCCCACTGTTCCGGACTTAGTTGACCAAGATACCACGCTCATTATAGGATCACTGCCTCAATTATGTTTGTGCCGTTGTTGGTGTTTACTTCAAGACTCTTGGCAAAAATTCTAACACCAAATCCAGTGTCTGAGCCAACACTTCTGGCATAGCCTGGAGTGGTTGAGGTCACCAGCAAATCACCTTTGGCCACTGGTCCGGAAACTCTAACTAATACTCGGCCTCTCAAGGCCACTGGCAATCCACTCACAGCAGCATTCATAAGATATGCTGGATTGGCACTGATTACACCAGCCACACGATGATCGGCAAATTCATTTGTGACTGTAATTTCGGCATCACCGCCAAATACCACCACAGTACCAATTTCGTAGTTATCATCTGCTACATAGTTTTCTGCCAAGTCAGCATATTGTGCCTGAGTTGACACGCCGTACAGCGTACCCCACCAGTTGGTAGTAGATCCTAAGTCCTGGGTAGTGTTAGCGCTGGGTATAATCCATCCTGCTGTGTAAACATTTCCGGTTATGCCAGCGCCACCTTTGATAATCAATGCACCAGTAGAATCTGATGTTGCAGAAGCAGTATTGCTCACAATCACTGCACCGTTTGATACTATCCTAAGTCCAGCTGCATAATCAGCCCACGGCGTAATAGTTAAGTTTGCATTGTTGCTACCACCGTTGCCTGAAAAATAAATTAACGAATCACCAATTCTTGTAGACGGATTGTATGCACCGGCAGAAGCATTTGCAACAAAACTAAAAAATCCAGTGCTGTTATACAATGACAAATCAGGTGAACTGCTTGATACTGCCGATGAGTTAGTTATTTTTACCGCACCTGTCGCATCAATGGACTTGCCAGCACTACCGCCAATGTACAAATTACCAGTAGCAACACTGATACCACCAGTCACTTGTACTGCACCAGTTGTGGTGCTAGTGGCCTTGGTATTATTTCCAAATTGCGTTACAGCGTCGCCACCAATCCTGACAGTGGTTGCGGTTGTATTGAATAATTCACCAACTGCGGTAGTGGTCGTCACAGCAGCAGCAGTGCCGGTATTAATAGCAATGTTTGCAGTGGTTGTTAATACACCAGCCAAGGTCATTGCACCGCTAAAGTCTGTGTCGAATGCCCAAATCTTACTATAACGAGTGCTAGTACTAGAACCAATTGTGTAGGTCAGATTTGTTTCTGGTACAATGTTTCTGGAATTAATTTGTCCTTGGACTGAAAGCCCAGTTAATGTGCCCAGGCTGGTGATGTATGGTTGTGCAGCAGTAAAAATATTACCCTGCACGTTGGCACGTACATTGCCACCAATGTTGGCCTGAAGATTACCAGCCCAGACGTTACCTGCAACACCAATGCCGCCTTTGACCGTTACAGCACCAGTCACTGCAGATGTAGATTGTGTAGTATCGTTAAAGATAGTGGCCAACCCAATGGTGCCACCATCAAATGCTTGTGCAGCAGTTTGTACCGGACTGCCGTTGATATAAATGGTATCTGCACCGGCAAAGTTCATGTTGCCAATATGGTATCCAGTAATTGCAAGGTTACCAATGTTGGCAAAAGTGGAAACAACATTGCCTGCTACATACAGGTTACCAGCAACACTGGCTCCACCTGATACCTTTAATGCACCGGTCACGTTGCTGATTGACGATGTGGTGTTACTGAGCAATAAAGATCCAAACTGCACATTGCCTGGAGTACCAGCGGTGATAATGTTCGCTGAATCGGTTATGTCATCAAGATAAACCAAACTTCTAGTGGAGTTCTGCCATCCCAGGAATGACTTGAACTCGGCTCCTTCGTAATATTGCCATTCAAGTCCGATGTCTTTGGCGTCGTCAGTGACCAATGGTGTAGCAGAATAGTGTATTTGTAAAATTGGCGAACTGGAATTTTGCGAGGTTTGGGCCAGCTGAGTCCCGGACACTGTCAAGTTACCAAAGATTGTAACATTACCAAAAATTAATGCGCCGTTACTTTGGACTGTTAAGTTGCCTGCACTAGTGATAGTATTGGACACAATTGAGTTGGCATTTACCCAGGTGTTTGAATAGATGTATCCTGCAGTGACGCTGACTGCACTGATAATACTAGATTGTGTTCCAGCAAACAATCCACCGTTGATAAAGTCAAAATTGTCATTGACTGTGTCAAAGGCATTCCTGATTACATCGCCGGTACCGTCATTTGCTGTTGCTCCTGTATTAATTAAATTAATTGCCATGTTTTATCCATTTTACTTATTTAACCACCCAACAACTTCAATCTTTCTGCCAGCTGATCCAATGCATTGCCTATAGTACTCACGTTGCTAGTCCAATTTTGGTAATTGCCCATGGTGTATCCAACTGCGCCTAAACTGATATTACCTATATTGGCATCAAGCACAGGGATAGTAATACTAACAATATTACCTATATTGGCATCAAGCACAGGGATAGTAATACTAACGATATTACCTATATTGGCATCAATGGTAGGAATAGTAACACTAACAATATTACCTATATTGGCATCTAGTCCTTGAACACTTGACGCTCCGTTATTATAAAAAACATCACCAACAGTGAAAATGCCCTGAGCAGCAACGTAAAAAGGACCATCTTTAGTCAGACCTGCTACAGAAGTGTTAGCGACAAACCATACATTGCCGTCGGTCCTAATAGCGGCATTACCACCTATTACAGTCAAGTATCCGTCGTGTGCATATTCGGCTGTGCCAGTGTCACCAGCCGGCACAACAAAATTGCCGGACCAGTTACTGGAATTCATTCCAATGTTTAAATAATTTGCAGTATCACTGCCATCATCGGCTGTGATCACAATGTCGCCCGAAGCGTCAGCTCCAGAATTGGTGTTTTGTACCACCAATTGATAATAGCCGTTGACATTACCAGTAAACACACCGGCCTGATTAGGATACACAATTGGGGACGGCGCACCAACTATTAACGATCCAGTGGCTGTGATATTTGCATTAGCTGTAATATTTTCTGCCTGTACATTGCCGTTAAAAATTTGTCCGGAAATATTTGCAGAGTAGGTCTGTAAGGTTAGTATATCTGCAGTGTTTAAACCGGTATCATAAAGAAGCGTACTTATATTGGATTGTTGAGTGGCTGCATTTGCAGTTAACGTGGTGATACTGGCTGCCTGGGTTGCTGCGTTTGCAGTCAACGTGGTGATGTTTGTAGTAGCAGTACCTAGGTTTGCATCAATTGTTGTCAACGATGTTGCCTGGGCTGCTGCATTGGCAATCAAGGTGTTTAATATACCCGACTGTGATCCTGCGTTTGCATACAGAGCATCAATATCCAATGCTTGGGCTGCAGCATTTGCAGTCAACGTGGTAAGTGTAGTTGCCTGGGTTGCTGCGTTTGCATACAGAGCATCAATATCCAATGCTTGGGCTGCAGCATTTGCAGTCAACGTGGTAAGTGTAGTTGCCTGGGCGGCTGCGTTTGCAGTCAACGTGGTGATGCTGGTTGCTTGAGTGGCTGCATTTGCAGTCAATGTAGATGCTTGTGTTGCCGCGTTTGTCCGTAAACTATCAATATCTAATGCCTGGGCTGCTGCGTTTGCAGTCAACGTGGTTAATGTAGATGCTTGTGTTGCTGCATTTGCAGTCAACGTGGTGATGCTGGCTGCCTGTGTTGCTGCATTTGCAGTTAATGCATCAATTGCTAACGCTTGTGTTGCTGCGTTTGCAGTCAACGTGGTAAGTGTAGTTGCCTGGGTCGCTGCATTTGCAGTCAATGTTGATAAGTTTGCGTACTGGGCGGCTGCGTTTGCATACAGAGCATCAATTTCTAATGTCTGACTGGCTGCGTTTGCAGTCAACGTGGTAAGTGTAGTTGCCTGGGCGGCTGCGTTTGCAATCAATGTGGTAAGCGTAGTTGCCTGAGCTGCTGCATTACTGAATAACGTAGTAATGTTGGCTGATAATATGCCAATGTCAGCAGCCTGGGCTGCTGCGTTTGCAGTCAATGTGTTTAGTGTACCCGACTGTGATCCTGCATTAGATAACAGGCTGTTAATATCCAATGCTTGACTGGCTGCATTAGATTGTAATAAAGATATTGCAACATTAGCTGCAGACACATTGGCCCGTAAGGCCACCATCTCTGTAGATTGGCTTGCTGCATTGGCAATCAAGGTGTTTAATGTGCTGCCTTGCGTTCCTGCATTGGCTTGTAACGCAACTATATCACTAGTCTGACTAGCTGCATTGGCCGTTAAAGTGGTCAACGTGGTAGCCTGACTGGCAGCATTTGACAACAAAGAGGATATGTTGGCAGACTGAGTAGCTGCATTGGCAACCAGGGTGTTTAGTGTAACTGCCTGACTGGCAGCGTTTGCCTGTAATACCGCAATAGCAGCGTTGGCAGCAGTGATGTTTGCATTGATTACTGTCAAGTTTGAAGCAATTGCAGAATTTGATAATGCGCTAGTGATGCTGGAATCAACATAAGTCACATTGGCTTTGACACTGACCAGGCTGTTTATCTGGGTAGCCTGAGCAGCAGAATTGCTTTCAAGTGTGGTTATTCTTGCTGAATGATTACTTATAACTGCATTAGCAGCGGCAACATTTGCATTAATTGAGTTGTATGTTGCGCCCGACACATTGGCTATATTTGCAGCAATTGCAGCATTTACATAGGCTTTACTAACGCCGCCAGTAATATCATTTACAGTTAGTACTACATTTCCAACACGTCCGGCTACAGAATGTACCAATACATTAGCGGCCGTAACTTCAACGTTGCCGCTGTAAAGTTCGGTGAAATTATCATTAATTTTTGTAAATGCAACACGTAAGTCGTCGCCAGTTCCGTCACTAGCCGAGGTACCTACTTCAACAGTTTGTTTTGCCATAAATCATCCTTGTACAAGGTATTTATGGCTTTTGTAGAGATTGGTTGTTTGGGCAACTACACGCTGAAGCTGCTGCCGCATCCGCATGAAGTTACAGCCTGGGGATTGTCAATGACAAAACTGGCCCCCATTGTGTCTTCTTTGTAATTGACTTTGGCATTTTGTAGGTATTGCGCACTCATGCTGTCAACCAGCAAAGATACGCCATCAAAGTCCATGGTAAAATCATCCTCGCCGGTTTCTTCGTCAAAGGTGAACCCATATTGCATACCTGAGCATCCGCCGCCCTGCACAAATACACGCAGTTTAAGATTGGGATTATCTTCTTCTGCAATCAGTTGTTTGATCTTGCTCACTGCACTTTCGTTTAGTTCTATCATGCTCGGTCTCCGGCGTAAATTCTGCGATTGACGTATTCCCAATTTATAATACGCCATATGTTGGTTAGGTATTTCTTTTTATCAGCGCCATAATCTTGTATGTATGAGTGTTCCCACCAATCTACCAGTAAAGCAATATCTGTGCGCTTGGCATGATTTTTGATGGTTTTTATCTGTCCACCACGGCTAAGATAAATCCAGTTTGATCCCTGCAGCTTCATTGCTTGTTCTGCAAATTCTTTCTTGAAATCAGTAAATGTGCCAAAATGCCTGTTTATCAATGCTAGGCTTGCACCACTTGGGCTGTTTCCATTTTTTGGTGCTCTAAGTTGTGGAAAAAAGATGTTGTGCAAATACGCACCTGCTTCGTTAAAACTAGCATCGCCCTCACCGCGATTATAACGATCAACGTAACCACGAGCCAGTTTACCATAGTGATTGTCTAGAGTAGTTTTGCTCATAACTGGCGCAAGACTGGTCATGCTGTAGGGCAATTTCCTAAGCTCTAGTTTTGGTTTATCTTCTGTAAGATCAATAATTTCACGCATACTGCTATTTATTACGATACACTATACGCCCGCGACTTAAATCGTATGGGCTCATTTCTATATCAACACTGTCCCCGGCCAGTATGCGTATATTATTCTTACGCAAACGACCACTAATTGTGGCAATTATTGGGTGGTTATTTTCCAATACAACTCTGAACATGGCATTGGGCAGCAATTCCTCTACCACGCCTGTCATTCTGATTAGGTCTTCTTTACTCACACATTCCTTAAAAAACTATTTATTAAATAGCTAGTGCCATTTCTTCGAATGTTTTGCATTTGTGATTCCACATGTTATTACTAATTTTAGGTGCACCTGTGTCTTTGTCAAACGGGATGGTATGTTCTTTTAGTATAGCAGGAAACGAAAAATAGTAAAATTTCTCCTGGATTCCTTCGTACACACAGGCAAGAATATGTTCTTTGTTATCACATCCTGCTATGCCAGCAGCATAGCTGGCACCCCGGTTATACCGTCTTGCTATGCTAAATTTAGCATCTGCACCATTGTCAAAATCAGACCCTACGCCTAATGTAATTGAAATCTTTTTATTAACTGTAGCGATTGCAATTTCAAGTAAATCTTCATAACCAAGGCAATAAAGTTTTTTAATTTCAAACGGAAAATAAGCACCTTTATGCTTTTCTATTATCAAAATTAAATGTTTTTGAATTTTGGTATTTTGTTTAATTTTTTTGTCGTACCAATCTGCTTTAAATCTATCTCTAGTAACTGACACAATTATCTCCTCATTGAACTGATGTCTTTGGCTTCTTGGTCGCTAAAAATAGGCACTGCATTACTTTTATGCATGGTACCAATGCCCACAATCTTATCGCCGGTATATTGCGGAGTTTGTTTGATGGTGACTGCGCCAGTGTGGCCGGTATCCAGGCTGGGCAATGATCTCAATTCGGCCAGACGTGGATTAACTGGTGCCTTGTATGGCGCTGCACGGAGTCCACGAATACGACGTTTCTCATCAGCATCAACACCCCATTTGGCCTGTAGCTGTTTCCAATCTTGATCCAATTGTTCGGCTTGTTGTTTTTGGGCAGAACTGGCCCATTTTTGCTTACCCTTGCGTTTGCCATTTGTGGATAACCACGGACCTTCCATGTGCATTGACATAATTAATCCCAAAATAAGTGTATAGAGTTACAGTATAGCAGAGTTGGTATTTTAGGTCAACGGTCCAACCACTTCAAACCCGTCTATTTGTTGCTTGTACGCATCGTCGAGTCCCAAATATAGGTATCTAAATCCACGAGCCCGATACACTGCGCACTCGTTTTTTAGGCTGTGTATGCCCAATCTCAGTTCAGGATCAACATAATCCCATGCAAATTGCACACATTCGGCATTTTGTGTATCGTAGCGTTTGATCAAGCTAAAAGCTATTAACTGTTTGTTGTGATAGTATCCAATTACATCTGTGCCAGGATCTTGGTATTGACTGTCAAATATGGGCATCACACTGACAAATTTTTTGTATTCGCAATAGCGGCGGTAGATTTGATTCAATTGATCAATAGGCGGTGTGGTCAGGTACTGCCAATTGTTCAGGATACTGTAGTTTGTTTGATCAAGAACAATTCTAGAAAACTTCATGTTTGTATATATCGCCAATCAACCACTTGGGCTAAATTTTCTTCACTCCAACCATCATAATAGCCTTTGGCTCGCAGCAGATCTGCAGACTCATTGATCTTGGTCAACTTCTGTAATACCATGAGTCCACAGTGACCAAAATTCATGCAAACTCCTGATATCATTTCTTCAGCGTCAGGATGATCTTCTAGCACCACGTAATCTTTATACATCAGGATACTGTTTATGTGTTTGGTGAATAATTCTATCTGACTAGCGGAAAATTTTGTGTGATCAAAACATAACACCACAACATCATAATCATCCAAAAAGGTGACATAATTAGCAATCTCTAAAGGGTTGTCAAATACCACGTGGATTTTATTGGCAATCCTGGCCTGCCGTGCATAAGGACAAGGAGCCCAGTTAGCAAGTAACGGATTTGGGTTTTCAACAAAGTTGATCAACCATTGAGTCAGTTGTTGTCTGATTTGATCTTGATCCATTGCAGTTCTTCATTTTTGTATGTTGATATATTGATCTTAGGGTAACGCTGTTGTGCCAACGCAATTACCTGTTCTTTGGTATCGGCCTGGGCAACAAAATTGTTATCAACATCGTAACAAAGAACAACATTGTGGCCGTTTTGCTCAACTTGCTCAAAAACCACCATCTTGTGATGTTGCTCAATGGATTCCGCAGTTGAAGACTTGATATTGTGTACAGTTAGCCATACCGTGACCACACGATACAGAAACCAGATAGTTATTGCATAACCAAGCAATTCAAACATGTTTGATCCTAGGCATAATCACGAATAATTTGTTCAACTTGCTCAAGGTCCACGCCCAGTGCCCGAGCAATTTTGATTGCTGGGTGTCCTTCTTTGTGCATCTCTAACACATCAAGTATTAGTCCTTTGTATGCTGCCATCACGTTTCCTTTACGTCCAAAGTGCATCTCTAATTTTGATCAGGCGAATCATCATGGCCTCATCCTCCGTGCTGTACTTATCTTCTAGCTCACGCATTTTCTCATGCATGGCGTCAGTGTTAACTGCATCATCACCGTAGTCATCTAGATCGTCTAATATACCTCGACCATTACCCCATCTTGTCTCGCAGTAGGCTGTCCATCCGCTGGCTTCCATGGGCTCTACACGCATGGGTCGATACACAGTCCACCAGTAATACAGGTCAAGTATTTCCTGTGCGCGAACAGCTTGATAAGTGGGTTTGCCATACTCGGGATTATCTTTGTCCGTCCACTCATCATCTTGTTTGAGACCACGTGCCCAGTCAAGACTGGCTATACCAGCAGCCGGGCTGCGCCAAGTGCGCCAACGAAACCATCCAGTAGTATACCAAGGTGCAGCAAATTGCTTGTAGGCATCCTGGTTCCAGGCCACATGACTCCAGGCCTGTTCTACTTCTACAAAATCAACAAGCTCATTGAACAGGCAATAAAGAAACCGGTTACCAACGTCCAGCCAACTACCGGGTTTGATATCTCGTGGATGGGCAGTAAGAGCATGAGTGCGAGTAACCCAACGGTTATTAACATAATACTTAATATCATACAATTTGTCCGGGATGTAAAAAATAAAGTTCTGCAGATAAGTTAGCCCATCGTCGGCCAACCAGTAACGAACAGGATGTGCCTGTTTGGCTCGGGCTGTCCACTCACGCCAACCTTTACTGGTCTCTGCAGCGGGGCTTGCTGTGCCACGCAGCCAGTCGGCAAATTTACTGCAACTCCAATAGTGATTTCTCATTGTTTGATCTCTTTCTGTACAGCCGGATCTGTTTGTTTTTCGTTCACACAATAGCCGCCTTTGAACTGATAAACTGTTGATTCCACAGACATTCTTTCATAAATTTCATTGTTGAAACACTTGTACGGGTCTTTGTATATGTTTATACCATAATAATACACGCCATATCCGATACCACCCAGTACACCCAGTACCAATACCAAAATCACAATGCTTTTGAGGTTGCCCATGAGACTGGGTATAAACGCCAGTATCTGCGGCAAGAACTTTAATATGTCTTTCATTCAGCAATCCCAAAATGTTTTTTGATTTCGTACTCTAGTATACTTGAACTCTTGGCTTGTGTAAACCCTTGTGGGGTATTTTCTGCATCTTTGATTACCTGAATGCATTCTGCTATCAGCCTGTTTGCGAAACGTTGCCCGGTTGAATTCCACATAGGGCTAAGGTAAATGTTAAAATGCGACTGTTCGGCTAGTTCTTTAAAAGGATCATCCATTGTTCAATTCCAAAAGGTCAAGGTGTGTCTTGATTGGATAGGTCAGCACCATTCTTGAATGCTTCTTTTATATTCTTTTTAAAATCTTCTTGCTTACTACTATTTTCAATCCTGGCACGGCGATCATATTGTGATTCTGCACTGTTAATATCAGGAGGAGGATAATAACGACCTATACCTTCCACAGTAGGTTCGGCTATACCAAACTTCTTTCTTAGATTGGATTGGTCTGTTTGGCTACCCAAAGAATTAATGCATTCTTCGACAATAAACAGTGTGATATCATCATATATTGCTTGCATTACGTTAATGTTTAAGTAATGAAACTCAGCCAACTCTTTAACTTTTTTGTTCATTCTTCAACTCCGAAATGTTTCTTAATCAACTCCACAGCCTGCCCACGGCTGATCATATCACGCAACATAGGACTCAATGCTACACCACATTCCCGCACAATCAACTCGGCGAACTTTTGTTCAAACATTTCATTATAATACTTTGTAGACCATTCAGTAGGGTCTTGAGTGAGTTCTACTTTCGCAAAAGCATACTGCCTAGCCTGTTCAGCAAGTAGTCGAATTCGTTCGTTCATAGTCCAAGCCTTCCTAAAATATTGCCCAACCACATCATTCCAACTCCAAGCATAATGGTGCCAACGATTAATATTTTGATTTCAGTTCTATTCATTCTTCTACTCCGAAATGTAATATACCACCTGTGCCGTTGTCAAAGTGTTGTTCAATACGCTGGGCATAATGGTCGCCTTCTTTGGTGCCATCCATTACAGCATTAGTACATTCAAATACGATCAACTCGGCGAACTTTTCTATAATATCTTCAAAATCATCGCCATACTTATAAAACCCTGCTTGTTTAGCAAATTCTTTAATTCGTTCGTTCATCGCCATTCTCCTGATCTACGGATTTCTTCGTCAGTAAACTGTCCGCCCATACGGTCTGGATTCTCAATCCAATCACGGGTAGATTTAGTTTGGTCAATGACCATTTTAAGTTGCTGGATTTCTTTGTCTTTCATCGTCAACATGACCTTGGCCATCTCTAATCGTTCTTCAACGGGAAATGCCTCATTGTCTAAAATCTTGTTCATTCTTCAACTCCGAAATGTTCTGCGATACGGTTGACTGCTAAATCAACATAATAAACACAATCCTCTGGTGTACTTGTATAACTGTCGCCTGCAACTTCCATACACTCACGCACAATCAACTGGGCGAACTTTTCTATATGTTCCTCTACCGCCAACTCATGACCTTTATAGTCAACTGGCATATATGCTCCAAGACCAGAGCGATCATATAGTGCTAGTAAAAGTCTTTTGTTCATTCTTCAACTCCGAAATGTTCTTTAATCGCTTTGTGGATCATGTGACTTCTATCTGCTTTTTCCAAGTTATGTTGTCTAGCAAATTCAGCACATTCTCTAACAATCAACTCGGCGAACTCATCAGCAACATCTTGCCAGTTCATTGGTGTTTTTGTGTGCTTGATAACACACTGAGCCCAAAGTTCTCTAATTCTATCCTTCATATAAACTCCAAAAACACATATACAAAATAGGTCCACACAATATCAGCCAAACATAGAGACTGATAAGACCTTTGTAGTTGAGTCTATTACTGATTGGTGTGCTGAACATAATTTTTCTGTATCGTCTGCTAGATGGGCTGCTGCCGCAACATCACACATACGTATACATTCCCGCACAATCAACTCGGCGAACTTTTTACATTCTGGCATATCCCAGTGCCCAATACCAAACATATCTTTTTCGTACCCAGCCTGTTCAGCAAGTAGTCGAATTCGTTCGTTCATTCTTCAACTCCAAAATGTCGTGCTATTGCTAATCCTACCCACGCTACACCTGTTTTTTCTTTATTATCATCAAGCATAGCATCTACTTTATCAACCTGTGCCAAGCATTCCTTAACAATCAACTCGGCGAACTTTTGTGCATCAAAATGTAGATGCCCATCAATCAGTACTCCGTTGACGTAATGGCTCCAGCATTGCTTTTCAAATTCTCGAATTTGTTCGTTCATTCTTTTTCTCCTACCTGGATATTGATCCCAAAATGCTTCTTGATTGCATCAGCATACTCATGCCCAGTCCTGGCAGTCTTGTTCTTCCTGATCACAATACAGGCTTCTAACAACAACAGGTGAGCCAGAACCTCTGCGTACAATGTTACATCTGTATATATTCCAAAAGGACAATATATCTTACCATCTCTACCAGGGTACACCAATTTGGATTGCCGTAGTAGTTGCAATATGTGTTTGTTAATATCTGACATGATCAAACCTCTAGGTATTTAAGTTGAAAATGATCTGCCTGCTCTTCCTGTCCATCGTAACCCCTGGGATTACATACCACACGGCAAGTACCAATCATGTAATCAAACTCGTGATGGGTATGACCGTGTGTCCATAGCTTGATATTGCGATTATCTAAGATAAACTCATCTAGATTGGTACTGTAGGCTCCGTTCATGATGTGCTCATGTTTGTAGCGAGGATGCGTACTGGCCTTGCTGGGGGCGTGATGCCCCACCACCACGGTCTTCTGTGTGGGATACACTGCCAGTACCTTTCTGAGTACCTCCAAGAACTTCTTGTGATCCTGTACAGAGTCTTCAGGCAAGAATTTTCTAGTATAGAACCCTTCACGCTTGGTGGTATTCTTCACAGATTGATAGTCATTCATCATGAAACGAATCTGTTGCATAGTAACAGGATCTTCACCGTTCATGTCTGTCCACAGTGTACCACCATAAAACAACACACCGTTGATGATACGCCATTCTTTGTCTAAAAAATGTACATTGTGCAAGTCACCAAAGGTGCCACGAATCGTTTTGGCAGTAGCGGCATAGTCACCGTGGTAGTGTTCGTGATTGCCCATGATCAAGATCACCTGCGGGAATCGTTTACTGCAACGTTCAACAAAATCAAAATAACGGCGAGCACGTAGATTCATACGAGTGGGCATCAACACATCATTAAATGGTTCAAGATAGTTTAAGTCTTCAACCACAAAGATATCACCACCCAGGATCAAAACATCCGCATCTTGATCATTGACCAGATCAAGATCACCAAATTCCAAATGCAAATCACTGCACACTGCAATTTTCATATCATTTCCATTTTAGTGCAAAATGCGATGCTGCTGCATTACTGGTGAATCCAAAGGTATAAATGGCACGTATATGTGTATCCATGTCCAACTGCCAATCGTAATCTTGACTTTGTAACCACGTGGCTGCTTGTGTAGCAGCATCAGTTCCGGTAATTGTTATTTTATACATATACACATTATAACACACTTACAATTTTAGGTCTACTTGTTTTTGAGGATGTCAAATATCCGTTGTTGTTCCAACAACTTTTGTTCCAGTGCTCGATACTGGTCGCCTAGTGTTTTCAGTTGCTGGTAGTCTTGTTCCAGTGCTGGATTGGGTTCAAGCATGCCCAGTCGGGATTCTACTGCGGTCAACCAGTCGGACAAGTTCCTGCCTTGCAGTATCACGTTGCCTTCAAATTCTGCTGTTCCGCTGACCTTGAGTGATCCTGGGTTTAGATCAGTGAGATTTGTGTTCCATGATGTGCCTTGGTTTGCCCAGACTGAACTAGGTATGGTAGTACCACCACCTTTTATAGCATATGTAGGACTCAGCGGCGCAGTTACTGATCGGGCCGGTCCTTGCGGGATAGCAACATCGTCGACAATTATTGGCACTATACCGTCCCATGTAGATGTACTGCGTTTTGATGGTGCGGACATGTTGTAGTTTCTGTCAATTTTGTATTTTTTATTTGTTTGTGCATAATGATTATATTGTAAACATAAATATAACAGTAATGTATTTATTTGCGGATATATCATGTAAAATTTAGATTATTAGCAGGTGTAATTGTACTAAGAATTACTGATTACGAGAATAAATAGTTAAAATACGTTAATAGGAATTAAAAATGATAGAGCTAATTGATACCTTTATAAAACCAGATTCAGCTGAATGGTATGAATATGCTAGTCCACAAGGGTTAGCGGATATTAAAATAATAGAGGCAGCAATTGATAATTTTATCTCTCTTTCTTTGGGAGAATCCCGGATAAAGATGTACAACGGTAATACAGGCACCGCTACCATTGTTCTTGCAGATTGGGATAGAGAAAACGAATGGTACAATTATGTAGACGAGAACCCAGATTTCTTAAATAGTCTAATAAATTGGTTGGTGTACAATAGAGATAACGGGATCAGTCAAAGTGAGTCACAGCAAAGATTGCTAGATGAACATGTTGACCATGGTTAAAAATTACTAAGTGATTTTGGTTGCAGGACCAGGAATCGAACCTGGGACTGTAGCTTATGAGACTACCGTTTTACCGCTTCACTATCCTGCGATTGTTCTTACACCAATTTAAAACGCTTTAATACTTGTTCGATTCTTTAAATGGAATTACTGGCACGCTTGGCCTCTTTTGCATTGTAATGCTCCTCAATTGCTAGTATTGCCCAGGCCACCAATGCAGACATATTGGCATACACCGCAGCCGGGTTATCTGCGCCGTAGCAGACAATCAAGTTAAACACAGTGATGATGCAAATAGTGGCCGGGAACCATCGTTTGAAAAATATAATCATTGCCAACTCCTTGATAGAAAAATATGGCTCCGGTGGAGAGAATCGAACTCCCACCAGCGGTTTTGGAGACCGCTGCGCTGCCATTACGCCACACCGGAATTTACTGTACTAATTACTTTTGAAGAACTTTGTTCAGTCGTTGAACGCTCTCGTCAATCTGCTCTTCCAGTTTCAATTGATTCAGCATGGCTCGATACATGGTCCAGATCAAGCATACAATTACACCTGCTGCAAAGACCCACATGAACATTTCAGGATTGAGTTGAAACAACATAACGGTCAATGCTGGGGAAACGATACACAATGCAAAAAATCCAGCTGTACGTGCTGCTGCACGAATTCGTATATCCATTCTGTTACTCCTTGATAAAAAATTATTTTAGTTTACGCAAATACTCGATACCATACAGGCCTTTTTCAAATTCATTGAGTGCTGTTACACAATCACGGTTGGCAGTACCCACAGTACTTTTGTGTCCGTTACGCAATTCGCGTACTCTGACACTGGCCATCAGTACTAAATTAAATCTATTTTCAATTGGTTTATGCATATTTCTTTCATGTGTGTTTGCTTACTTAGCTAACGAACTTGTATTTAAGGTCAATGAAAACTTCCCTGAAAACAATGCCGCATTTCGTGTCCAATTTCATGCATGGTGCTGTGTTGTCCGGTTATCACAATGCATGAATTGCCTTCCCAAAACGAGCAAGCATCTACACCAAATCCAAACCCACCAAGCCCACGACGTCGACTTTCTGCTTCGCAAGCCTTTTGCACGTTATCGGCAACAACCCATTTTATTGTGCTGGTGTTGGTAAAATTCTTGTTGGTGTTAAATCGTGCTTCGGGATCTTTCCACGATCCCGCAAAACTTGAAGTTGCAAAAATAGCAATTACAACAAAAGCAATAACGTTTTTCATAGTCAACACCTTATTAATTACTGTACAACTATTATAGCAAAATGGGTATTTAAAGTCAACCTGATTTTTCGTTGCTATCTTTGTAATACTTTTGCTGCTTGTGCTTGCGTTCCTGCATGGTTTCTTGGCCCAGGGCTCGTCGCGGATTCATGCACATGTAACATCGGGGATCACCGCAGTTCAGTATTGCGGTTTTGTGGTTTCTATGTGGCTGTTCAATGTATTTCCACTTGGTGCCTTGATGCATGGCATAGGATTTGGCAATACCAACTTGGCGTTGTATCTTGGTTTCGTCGTTGAATCTACGACGACTGTTGCGAAACTTATCTTCCTCATGAGACATAGCTTGCTCCTTAAATTGGCGGAAGCGGTGAGATTCGAACTCACGGACCCATCTCTGAATCACTAGTTTTCAAGACTAGAGCAATCGTCCACTCTGCCACACTTCCTTGCATTACTATTTAACCTGGAGCAACGGGCGTGATTCGAACACGCGGTTTTAGGGATTTGCAGTCCCTTGCATTGGGCCGCTCTGCCACCGTTGCATAAACTTTTTGGTCCGGCTAGCAGGAATCGAACCCACATTAAAGGAGTAGAAATCCTCTGTATTATCCATTATACTATAGCCAGACTAAACCTGCATGTACTTCGGCGTGACAATTAGCACACAATAAAGTACATTTATTAATTTCTTTTCTTAACTGCTCTATAGGAGCACCTCTTTTACCACTAATACCAAATTCTTTTATTGATGGATCAATGTGGTGCCACTGTAATGCCGCAAAAGATTTATCATACTTGCATCTTTCGCACTTGCCGCCACGCTCAATAATTAACTGGTCTAATTTATCTCTAGCAACTTTATAGGTTCGTTTATTCCAGCATTTTTTGCATTGATAACGATACCCCTTTGCATAGAAATGCGATGCTCCTTCGATGCCGCAATCTTTACAGACATACTCTTTCATTTTGCTCTCCTGGTTAGAGTATTTATCTCTAACCAAAGATCATGGTGGGCCGGGTGAGACTCGAACTCACTGTCACCCGATTATGAGTCGGACGCTTATACCAGTTAAGCTTCCGGCCCACGAGTGCCCGCTTGATTACTAGAACTTAATCTAGACCGCGCTACACAAAACTTGGTACCCGGAGCCGGACTTGAACCGGCACGCCATGAGCGGGAGATTTTAAGTCTCCTGTGTCTACCATTCCACCACCCGGGCAAAACTTTTAAAACTTGGTGCCCCTTGACAGAATCGAACTGCCAATTGATGATTACAAATCAACTGTTATACCATTTAACTAAAAGGGCAAATCTTGGCGGAGAGTATAGGAATCGAACCTATCCACCGGTTACCCAGTGACAGTTTAGCAAACTGTTGCCTTAACCGCTCGGCCAACTCTCCTAACTTGTTACTATTATATAGTGTAGTACCTTTAATGTCAAGCAGTTTGTATATATGGATAGATTCTACGTAAGTCTTTACCAGCTAGACTCACTAGCTCATCTTTCTGAGTGCTTCTGTTAACGGCTAAACACGGGTGTATAACGGTTCCAGATTTTAGGGTCAATCCTTCTCCAAACACTTGACAGCTAAGACCCACATAAACATTATCTTCTAATGTGTTATAAACGTGAATACCTGCTTGCCGTTGTATTATACAATTTTTTCCAATAATGTTATGATGTCCAATTGCTGCATATGAAAAAATACCAGTAAAATCTCCAATGGTGTTATATCCAGAAATATAAACAAAAGAATCAATCAAAACATTTTTTCCAATAGAAACTGTTTTATGTACACAGGCAGTAGGATCAACCACTGATATACATTCTAAATTATACATTTCTATCAGGTCTATGAACTTTTTTTTCTTTTGTCTATCCCTGGCTTGAATTGGATTTTTTTCACTGGTCCAGTTTACTACTAAAAAAAAGTTAAAGTTTGATTTGTAAAATTCAAGTAAATTACTATCTTTAAAATTCTCTTCTGTATCAATGACACTAATACCTTCAATGTTGTTGGTATTACCGTAATAATCATTGTCTATCAGACCGTGTACCTTGATATCTAATTTTTCAAATAGATCTTTATAATACCACAAAGCTGCATTAGATCCTAAAAATATTACAGGTTTACTATTATCGTTAATCATTGATTAATAAAATAAGGTTTAAAAAAATTAACAGTTTCTTGCCAAGACGAAAAGGTAGATGATTGAAATCTAAGACTAAACGTCCATCTATGTTGATTGCTATTATTTAAAATTCTATGAGGAATTGCTGCATTAATTAATGTTGGTTTTAAAATTTGACAACGTTCAATTTCAGTTACTTCGTTGTCATCCCATTGCTGATATTCCATGTTGCTAAAATTCTTTTTAGATTGCGTAATCATGTCATGATTATTGGGCTGGTACCAAATCATATATGAATCTAGCCCACTTAATACCCAATTAACACCAATTTGGTTAGTACCAGGTGGCCCATCACGATGTATAATGCTGTTCATGTTGGGTGGACCACAAAAAAGATGACAATTGTTAATTTTTAATTTATGTTCGGCCGCCCAGTGTTGTATATCTAGATGCACTACTTCCAAATTTTTATCTTCAACATAATGCCAGAGATACCATTTTTGTTGGTCAAAATTTTCTTGCTCGAGCGCAGGAAAAACAAAATTGTCTTTTAACGGATTAGTAAAAAAGTTCAATTCATGATAATTTTTCATCTTGTACTGTATATTTTTCATACTTTGCTTTTTCGTTAAAAATATGTTCTCTATCTTTGTCAACTAGCCTAGCAAAATCATCTAGACTATATAATAACCCATTGTGTCTAATCTGAGAAGCTCTAAATGTCTGTGGAGTATTAAAAATTTTATTTAGATAACAAATGGTTCTTGCCATGGTACGTTTATCGCCATCTTTGACATTGGTAGGTCTTTTATGCAACGTTATTTCTTGATCCATGAATACAATTTGGCCATCTTGCCAATTTTGAGTATGCACATATTCTTCTTTGTACACAACTTTTTTTAATTCGTCCATTATACGATTACTTTCTGCAATAGACATACCAACGAATCCGTCAAAACTATGACTAGGAATCTTCATACCCGATAACCCAGTTGCTGTTTCTCTATACAGCCGAGTCTCCATGCCATCAATAGGAACCATGTTATAATGTATAATCAATGTTTGTACAGGATTCAATCCAGGGGCCATCACATGATCAACCCACTTGTGTTTTACAAACAATTCTTTAACTGTGCTGCGCATGTCTGAGCTCAATGATTCATATGCATCGTGTGTGCATAAAAACTGCGTTTGACTGTTTACAGTATCGCTTATGCTTTTGAGACCAATGATCCGTTGCCCATCATCAAATGCACACTGATCGCTGTGCCAATCCAATTCTCCATTTTGGAAGATTCCGGATGGTCTACCCTTGGGGCCTTTTTTATAACTCACCATGCTTACTGCCTTATGCATGTCGTTTCCTGCTGAATTACTGACGTAACCCAAGTTTACAAGAATTTCTCTCCAATGGCGGCCTTCAATTTTCTTTTCAGTCACATACTCGTGAATTAACGCTCTACTTGGATCACCCCATTCTAACATACTTTTATACAACATTTCTGTGGTAATATCTTGTTCAACAACTACTATACACTGTGATGCACACAATTTACCCAATTCTGTAATCTCGTCCGGCGACGCCCAATCAATATCGTATGCCTCGAGGCCAACACTGGCCCCATAATTTTTCAATGGTCTGGTTTTCATTTTTATCCTTTAGTAAATATATTGCTAGTAGAAGTTCTACTCACGGACGGCGTTCCGCATAATCTAATGCGGTAAAGAGGTAGCTCCCCAAGCGTCTAATAGACCGACGTCAACACTATGTTGGCGCTGCACTACTATTTATATTAGCGTAACAGTCCTGTCAACCTTTACATTGTAGGACCGTTACCGTTTTTAAATCCTACTTCACCACCTTCTGCAACGATACGCTTGATCACATCTTCAAACAGCACGGGTGCAAAGTCAGTTTGTTCTACGCAGACGCAATGGTATCTAGTATCAACCGCACCATCTTTCATTACTCTGTTACTGTGCAGATGTCCATGTATATTAGTACCAAAACGGCCTAGGCTGTCCGAGTGAATAGGAATATGACTCAGTATCATTCCGTTCATCACGTGGTAGGCACGTAATTCTCTAAAGTATTCGCGGTACTCGTCGTCACGGAAGATATCGTGATTACCACGTATCAGCACCTTGTCCCCGTTTAGGCGAGCCAATGTACTCAATGCTCTACGATTGATCACAACATCACCCAGGTGATAAACTTTATCGTTGGGCCCAACACGCTCGTTCCAGGCCTTGACCATAAACTCATCCATTTCTTCTGGATCGTCCCAAGGACGCAGTTTGGTCACACCATCGTTGCGTAGGAATCTACATACGCCAGCATGACCAAAATGCGTGTCACTTACTAAAAATACTGCTGGCATATTCAACTCCTTTCTATTATCCAAATATTGCTTTTATTACACGATAGTTTTTATCAGTGCCACGAACTTCTACCCGAGTCTTGTCAATTTCAGCTAGTTCTTGTGCTACCCCTTTAGCCCAGGGCAAAGGTAATTCTACTCGTTCATTGTCATGATCGGGATAGCGTAGCGGCATCCACTGTGCATACCCACCAAATCCCTCAGCATTAGTTTCTGTTTGGGGATTGGCAAGCCAAATTTCATATAATGCCATAATACTTTCCTTTCTATGCTGTTATCCAACGTTCTTGTTCTTTTAAATATATTGATTCATTACCATCGTATTCATCTACACGAAACACAGTTCCCTCTGGTAACCATAGTATGGACAAATCTTTGAGCCCGCCTACGTAGGCATCGGGATACTTCAGTGTTACGTAACTTAGAATTTTATCCGTTTCTTCGGCTTCTAGCCACGCCACAATGCTTGGATCAAAAAGCAATTCTTCAATCTGGTGACAACTATACCATCCGACACCATACTCGGGGCTATAAAGCACTGCCACTTGTCCGTCACGAATTACACGTTCCATTATGCCCTCCTTTCTAAATATTTTGGTACCAGCGGAGGGAATCGAACCCTCTCAAGAACGCTAATCTGGCGCTAAAAGGTTTATAAAACCTCTCTGACTACCAAGTCTCGCTGGCAATTGTTTTTGGAGCGGGGTAGGAGAATCGAACTCCTCGCTTTAGCTTGGAAGGCTAAGGTATTACCACTATACGAACCCCGCTTTAAAACTTGGTACACCGTAGGAGAATCGAACTCCTCTTACCTGCGTGAAAGGGATGTGTCCTAACCAATAGACGAACGGTGCATAAACCATATTGAAGCACACTTTAGATAAGCCCTATGCGTCCGACACGAATGCCACGCATCCAAGGCAAAATGTGTTTCAATATGGTGCCTGGGGCGAGACTCGAACTCGCACGTCTCTCGACACTGGCTTCTAAGACCAGCATGGCTACCATTACATCACCCAGGCATTACTTGTTAAATTGTTAAAGAGTACTCATGTCAGCACACTGTTTGGTGCTTGCTGCTTACTGCTTGATTCAATACACATATTATAGCAAACTACTGATTTTTGTGTCTACCGTTTTATGCAATTTGTTTTTCGTTTGCTTCAATTTCATTTGCAATGGTATTCACTACTACCATGACTGCGGTCCAAACTGCTGCCGGGTTGTCGCTTCCGCGGGCTATCTGATCCACGTACTCCATGGCTAGATCAAATGTTGCACGATCAGCAAACATGCCGTTACGCATGTTTTTGGCCAACTGAAGATTGCTGTTCATTTAGTTCTCCTTGTTGTTTACTGTACATACATTATAGCAAAATGGGCTTTTATGAGCAACCTAAATTTCACGCAAAAAAGTTAACTCTTTTATAATCTTTTCATTAAATCCTGAGGTTAAATCTAAAGCAACATTGGTGGTTATGGTATCAACAACTTTTTTTGCTAATATTGCATGATTACTACGACGCAAATGGTTAGGTCTTGGGTCAGGCCATCTCTGCTCGTCAAATTGAGTAGCTAGTTCCGTTGTTGCAAATTCAGCAGCTGATACACTGTCAAGTGATCCGTCAGACATAATTAAATTTGTGTACCTGGCACAATCAATCACAGTGTCCGATACTGCATTAATAATTACGATTTTTATTTTTAATTCTGCAGCCAGACTATCAACACTATGTAAAAAATTTACAACATGCAGTTTCATTTTAGTTGTGTGTATATCTGAAAAATTTGTTTGATAATATTTTATTGCCAACATCTCGTCTCTAGATATTTTTTTTCTTGACTCGGGCGGTACATAGTTTATTAACTCTGCCGAGGATAACACAGGAAAATCTTTAAAGAAATATCCTCTTCCTTCGTGGGTCAAACAAACTATAACTAAGTCATGTTTGGTTATATATTTTCTGCATTGTTCAAACTGTTCAAAAGTGTATTCAAGCCCGGACCCGCCACGACCAAAGTTTCTCTGGTCGTGTCCTAGCGTAGCAGCCACCAAATATGTCCATGACCAATCAACATTATTTGAATTATCTGCAAAACTGTCGCCAAATATGTAAAGCATTATATAATTGTTCCTTGCGTAATTTAGTTGTACCTGACTAACAAATGCGAGCAGGTCTCTGTGCTATTAGTTGTACTCTGTTGTTTTTCTGTCAGAGAAAACAGCGCTCTTGAGCGACTATTAAAATCCTTAACAGTATCCTCTAGGTAATAAACTGCTAGACTCTTTCTATATACTCCATTGGGCTGAGTTAACGGCCTGCTCAAGCCATGCCATGAATTTTGCGTAGTATCAAAAATTACTGCTCGATTAAACACAGGTGCAATCTCTTTTACTAATTCTTCGGGCTGTGTGGACCCACGCCACAACCCTAAATGCCCACCGTGGTGTTCCTTAAGATCTTGCGAAACATATATTACAATATTTAATTTTCTCTGTTTATGCAACTTTGGGTGCATGGCGTAGTCCAGATGCGCATTTAGCACACCACCAACTCCGTGTATATGGCACCCACCACTGTGCAGCCCAGGATCACTATACAGCTGGGTGCCAACTAACTTAGATAACTTGTTCACAAAATCAGGTGAGTTTAAGTAATCAAACAGCTGGTAGGTGTTTTCTTGAAACAAATACCAATCGTTGTTTTGTTTTTTTACTTGTACTTCATTGTTATAAGTTAACCAATGACTTGAATGATAGTCTAAAAATTCACTTTCAATTACAGCCGCCAGGTTGTTGGGTAAAAAGCCATCAATAACACAATGATCAAACGGTGCTTGATTTTTATAATGATCAAATGCTTGTGTAAAGTTATCTAGATTAATCACTATTTGATAGAACTCCTGTTAACAATAACTTGATCTGCTAGCCCGTAAGCCACTGCTTCTCCGGCACTCATAAAGTTGTCGCGCTCCATGTCTGCATACAGATCTGCATACTGCTTGTCTGCACTGTTGTGAGCGACGTAAATTTCAGTTAATGACTTCTTCATGGCCAAAATCTCATTCACTTGGATCAACATGTCTGTGGCCTGCCCCCTTGCACCGCCACTTGGTTGGTGGATCATGTGTCTGGCATTAGGCAGTATAAATCGCTTGCCCCGAGCACCGGCTTGTGCCAACAACGATCCCATGCTGCAGGCCTGCCCCATCACAATGGTGTTCACATCAGGTGCCACAAACTGCATGGCATCGTAAATGGCCATTCCAGCAGTTACACTTCCTCCGGGACTGTTGATCCAAAGATTGATGTCTTTGTCGGGGTTTTCACTTTCCAGAAACAACAACTGTGCCACAATCAGATTGGCCATTTGGTCGTGTACTTCGCCTTCCAGCAGAATGATACGCTCTCGGAGCAGTCGGCTGTAAATATCATAACTGCGTTCACCTTTGCTGGTGCTTTCGATTACCATTGGAACTAGCATACATCTCCTTGAAAAATACATTATACTACTTAATTGAAATCATTGCAATGGTAGTAGAAATGAAACTTGAACTTGTGATGAATTGGCCACTCTACCAATCAGACCGATCAGTATTGTTCAATTGAAATAACATTGCATCATCAATAATATTCAACTCAAAACCTTGTCGAAGATCAATTTTTGTTTATAATCGTTAATAAACGTAAATCTAACTTCAGTTCATGATGGTAATTTAATACTAATCAACTGCAAATTTTTTACTCAATTCCTCGAATGAAGGGTTACCTTTAAATCTGATAGTAGCTAAAACTAAATTAGAATCAGTTGAAAAAACACCGTGTGGTATATCTGTTCTGACTACTATAGGAGTAAACACATCAACTTGATAGCAAATACTGTGTTCCGAGTTCCATTTTATTTCAAGATATGTCACATCTTTGTCTGTAGCTAGTGTTACTTTGGTCAAGTCAAAATTACCATGTTCCCAATATACAGAATACCCATTTTTGCACACCCACGGTAATACCAAAGATCCGTGACACGGACTGTCACTGCTGACAAAGTAATCCACGTGAGAATCTATAGGGGTAGATGGGGGATAGCCAAATACTAGCACATGTTCTATTAATAGATCGTATTTTTCTAGTTCTTTGTTTATTTCTTTTCTTAAATTATCAATTGGTAGTAATTTTACTGCAGTATTGATTATTTTATTGTCTATCATTCTTTGCAGTTGATAGGTTACTTGTTCGCTTAACGGATTGTGCGCAATAGATGAGTATTTCATATTAGTATTTAAGCACATATTTGTTAATCCGTTAAAATTAAATAAGTACAGTTATGACAAACTACTGCCCTGAACTTTTCCAAACAATGTATGTGCAAAAACTCAATGAAAACGAAGTTAAGCTAGGTCATTGCTGTAACTCAGCAAGATCTGATCCAGTCTCAACAGTTGACATGCATCATGAATTCTTAAAGAAAGGAAGAGTGTTCTACTTAGAACACAACAAGTTACCACCTGCCTGCAATATCTGCGTTGATTTAGAAAATAAAGGAATTTATACTCTTAGGCTACTTAGTTTAGAAAAAATTACACAAGAAGTAACAGTACCAAAACTTGAACTGTTGTTTTATAATTGTGATCCTATATGCAATCTAAAATGTATCATGTGCAACAGCGAATGGAGTTCGGCCTGGATCGATGACGAAATAAAACTTGGTATTCGATCAGATTTAAAAATAAATCGCACAAAAAATAACAATCTGTATCATGACATGGATCTTTCAAATTTGACTGCAATTCATTTTAATGGCGGCGAACCATTTATGACTCGGGATCATTTAAATTTATTAGCATTTGTCTGTCAAACCAGATCATCAAAAGACATAAGCGTAACCTACAACACCAACGCCACGTGGCCAATTACTCAAGAGATAATTGACATGTGGGCCAAGTTTGGTGGAGTTACTGTGTTTTGCAGCATTGATGGTACCCATGAAGTATTTGACTATGTTAGATACGGAGATTCTTGGCAAAATGTAGAGGCAAATATTAAAAGCTATCAGAATATAAAACTAGAACATTTTCAAATTGAAATACATGCTGCAATAGGATTACATAATATTTTATACATTGATGAACTGTATTCGTGGGCTGATCAAAATAATCTTGAGTTGAAATTAGGATGTGTAACACATCCTTTAGAAATTAAAAATTTTCCTTTTGCAGCAAAACAACAATTGATCAGTTACCTACATAGTCTGCCTAGTACAACAAACACACAAATAATTCTTAACGCTGCCAATGCCATAGACGAAAATTCAGATATTGGTTGGCTTTACTGGATTAAAAATCTTGACCGTATCAGAGGCAACAACTGGAAGCAGAGTCTGCATAAGTTGTACGAGCTGGATCCAGAATATTTTGATTCTATTTGAAGCTCAAATCTGGTAGTAGACCAGGGATGAGGACCTCATCCTGCACCGGTCTCCGGGAATTATAAGGCCCCGCCGCATACCAATGCTGTCTACCAATTTTGTAACACCTGCTGAAACTAGAGACAAAAAGAAAGCCCTACAAGAGGGCTAACTTTTAGTTCTTTGTATATTAGCGATTAGCAATGTACATTGTAATTTCAAAACCAAAACGTAAATCAATTGCTGCTGGTGTGGTCCATGCCATTTTAAATCTCCTTGTAAGTTTACATACTGCATTAGTATGTATGATTATAATACACTAAAATACCGTATAATAACATCCTGGCGATCATGATTTTGCACTACGTCAATTCATTAGACAGCGCGAACTATTTCTGCATTAATTTGTCAACAAATTCAAGCAGCAGGTGATGCTGACCACCTGTCCATTTGTTTTGCATCCAGGAATAGCTGTTGTACCAGTGGCGATCTGCTTCGGGATGGCATCCAATCAAGCCTACACGATCTTGCATGACAGCCATTGGTGCTCCGTTGGGGTAACTGGCCACTGTGTCGTACTGGCCATCACCCATATAGGTGCAACCATCGTAAAAGTACATGTGGGTTGGGTGGTTGTTCCAGGTCACTGGCATATGTTTGGCATGCGGTCTATGCGTGTCTGTGCCAGGGCTTCGAATGTACTGTATTGCTCTAACACGGTCAAGCAAGCCAAAGTAATTGGTATCGGCCCAATATGCCCCCATGCAAATGCCAAGATACCTACCACCGTTGGCTACAAAATTACGTATACGTTGCCCATTAACTTGCATCAATTGATCAAATGAATCTGAGTCACCAAAGCCGCCGGGGACGCAGACCAGATCTACGTCATCAAAGAAATCGTTTTCTAATTCATGTCGGGTAAAAATTTTAAAATCGTAGTGTGCGCTCAAGGCTCGGATTATGCCATTGCCGCTTTGCACTGAACATTTGGGTTGATGCAAGAACAGTGCTATCTTGGGTTTCATTTATGTACTTATGTCAAAACAAAGCCCCTAAGGGCTTTTGTATGGTAACTGGTTACGAGTTCCAGCGGTGCTCTATCGTTGCACCCGATTTAAACCTAATTCCAGTATTTGGTATGATCCAATCTATCCCAATATTGTTTATTATTGCGATTAACAAAGTTTCTAATTAGATACGTTGCCATTCCAAAATAACCCATTTTTTTAAATCTTCTTGAGTCTTGTCCAAAATAGTGATCAACAATTCTAAATTTTTTTGTACTGTACATTCTTGAAAGAAAGAAATCCTCAGAGGTTACATAGCGTTCAGAAAACCCACTATATTCCTCAAATTTAGTCTTACTAGTTAGCATAAATGCACCAACAGCAAATGGGACAAAATATTTAAATACTCCGTTCACAAAGTTAAAAATCATGAAACTTATATTGGCTCTGTGATCGTTGTCGTAACAATAAATTTTTGCCGTAATTAAATCTAAATTGTAAAACTCAATTTCATCTACAGTATCTTGAATTACTGTGTCTCTAAAAAATTGAACATCAGAATCGATGAACAAAATGTAAGGTGTCGTGGCCAACCGTGCACCGTTGTTCCTGGCTACAGAAACTGTGCCACCATTGATTATTTCTACATTTAAAAAAGCACTGTTGGCTTGTATAACCTGTCTTGTGTTATCGGTAGAACTATCAGCAATAATGATTCTAGTATCTCCAAGTTTTTGCAATCTCAGTGAGTCTAATAAATGATGAATATACGTTTCTTCATTGCGACAAGGTACTACAATTGTAATTTTATCACTTAGTTTCATTTTTAATACATTTTCCTTCTATTCGAAAAGAATCAAATTTTATCCAATATGTCATTGATTGCAAACTAGTCTCGCAACTGAGTTGATCCGGAAATTCCAACATCACTCTGCCCGGAATGTCCTTTGGATCTTTTAGGTGCACCACTATCAATATCATCAACCACATTGTCTGTCTCCTGTGTCCAAGTAATAATTTCCCAACGGCCATCATGATGTTCCACTAGTGCAGTCATGCTTTCCACCCAATCGCCATCATTCATGTATATGATGCCATCTATTTCTTTTATTTCTGCATGATGAATATGACCACATATCACTCCATCAAAGCCACGCTTGCTGCAATAGCCAGCAAGATTATGCTCAAACTGAAAAATAAAGTCCACGGCTTTTTTGACCTTATGCTTGAGATAAAAAGATAAACTCCAATAACCAAAGCCCATCCTACGACGAAGCCAATTAAAACGGCTGTTAACACTGAGAATAACATCATATGCCTTGTCTCCCAAAAAACCCAACCAAGGAGCCAGTCTGGTAATGCCATCAAACAAGTCGCCGTGTGTGACCAAGTAATGCTTACCGTCCACTCCAATGTGTTCGGATTGATTTGCTATTTCTATTAGACCAAATCCTGGATCATATTGCATAAAGGGTCTGAGAAATTCATCATGATTGCCTGCCACATACACTACTCGGGTACCACGTTTGGCATGCCCCAGTACTCGACGAACTACATTGGTATGACTTTGTTTCCAACGCCATTTGTTTTGTTTAATCTTCCATGCATCAATTATATCACCTACAAGATACAGTGTTTCGCATGAGTTATTTTTAAGGAAATTGTTAAGTGCTTCGGCCTTGCAATCTTTGGTCCCTAAATGAACATCTGAAATAAAGATAGTGCGATGTGTCTTGTTCATAATAATATTTAAGGTCTTTAAGATTACAAACCCATTACAAAGTCAAATAAAAAGCCCTTCCGGGCTTTTTATTTTTGGTACTAGAAACTTATTTGACTTCTTAGCATGACTGCTTTTTCACCAGTTACTCTACTGCCTGACGCACCCACTGGGGCATTGAATTTGGTGTCTACATAATTGACCATGAATCGAACATTGTCATTCAAAAACCAAGTAATACCGTATGTGATCGCTGTGGCTTGATTGGCTTTGCCTGCTACTACGGCAATAGTTTCAGCATCGAACTCACTAGATCTAATACCTACCTGCCATGCTCCAGGACCACCACTGGTAAATGCATTGTTTGGTTTGATCCAACCAAATGTGCCATCTTTGTAAGCATGACTTTCTCCGGTTAAATTGTATACCAACTGAACATAGTTACCTTTCACTTCTTGATTGGATCCTGTGGCTGGGTCGTATTTGTAATTAAACTGCTCGCCCTGTACTTTCAGGCCTTTCCAAGCAAACGCTGCCTCAATGCCTTGGCGTGTTCTTGCAGTGTCGCCGCTTAGAGCTGACCCTGTGAACCAGGCACTTTGTTGACGAGCTTCAGTACGACCACTGGAAGGAGTTACTCCAGTCTTTACATCACCAGTACTGTACGCTGCACCCAAATGAGCCACAAAGTCTTTGTTCTGAATCAACTCAGCAAAGTTTGTGGTCACACGTCCAATAATATCTACACCATCTACAGTGGTAGTCTTGTTGGCACGACCACGACTTGCAGCCAGTGCATAAGTTATACCTGCTCTAGGCACACCGTGTAACATGATGCCTGTTTCTTTAGCTGGAATAAACTCACCTTCAGTTTGTCCAATTAGGCTACGCTCCATGAAGTCAATGTTGTTGGAGCTGGTCAATTGCTCTAGACTGAACGGCATCTTGAAAGTACCAAACTGAAGTTGCATTACCGGATTGGCAGCATAATTGACCCAGAACTCATCTATTGTGGATGTGGTAGAACTGGCACCAACATCATTTCCAAAGTTTGCTAGCAACTGATATTTGAAGTCTTTGGCAATCTGTCCTCTAACTCCAAAGCGACCACGTCTAACTTCTAATGCATCTTGATATGGGTCTGTGGTTTGACCTGCACCGTACACTGGACTATAACTTCTATAATCCATGTGAATTCTACCTGTGAATTGTGCAGTGGTATTTCCGTCTTTGGATTTGATTCCTAGTCCGTTTTCCATTACAGCACCATCACTGGCTTTACTTAGTCTGTAGTTGTTGTTGTCTCGCAGGTCTTTGTCCACACGAGAAGAATTAAACTGTGCATTTTCTACTTTGTCTTTGTGTGCTTCCACTTTGGTAGCATGCTCTTCCTTGGTTAATATTCCTTTTTGCAAAAGAATATCCAAGGTGTCTGTGTAATCATCTGCCATTGCAGGTGACGCAAAGCATAGTGCTAAGAGTGATATAATAGTAATTTTTTTCATAATATTCCTTATTTCCAGATTGCTTGACCGCTAGGGTCTTTAAGTTCTTTTTTCCAGTTGTCCTGCACCAGTTTAATCACTGAAGCTGGCATGTGTACGTACTCTAATTCCTCACTCATCTTGGAACCGTTTTTGTAGCTCCAGTCAAAGAATTTTAGTATTGCGCGGCCTGTTAGTAGATCGGCTTGTTGCTTGTGCATTATGATAAAGCTGGCACCTGTTGCTGGCCATGAATCTTTACCAATTTGATTTGTCAACAACAAATACATGCCTGGAGCATTGTCCCAATCTGCATTGGCAGCTGCCGCTTTAAATGCTTCGTCGCTTGGCTGAACAAAGTTTCCATCACGATTCTTCAATTGAGCGTGAGCAATCTTGTTCTTTTTAGCATAGGCGTATTCCACATAACCAAATGCACCTTTGATTCTTTGTACCTGCGCTGCAACACCTTCGTTGCCCTTGCCGCCAATACCCACAGGCCACTTGACTGCTGTAGCAGCACCAATCACTTTACCAAATTCTGCATTAGTTTTGCTTAGATAATCACACCAGATGAATGTTGTACCTGATCCATCAGCACGATGTACAACTGTGATTGGTAGTGCGGGTAAAGTAACGCCAGGATTCAAGCTGGTAATGGCCTGATCGTTCCATTTAGTAATTTTACCCAAATGGATATTGGCAATCACATCACTGGTAAGTTTCAATTGCCCTGGAGCAATACCGTCTAGATTTACTACTGGAACTACACCACCAATAATAGCTGGGAATTGCATTAGACCTTCTTTTTCTAGGTCTTCTGGTTTCAATGGCATATCACTTGCGCCAAAGTCCACTGTCTTGGCTTTGATCTGTTTGATACCACCACCTGAACCGATGGATTGATAGTTGAGTCCGATGCCGGTTGCTGCTTTATACGCTTCTGCCCACTTTGAATAGATAGGATAAGGAAATGTTGCTCCTGCTCCTGTTAAGTCTGCTGCTGCTACTTGACCTGTTAATGCAATCAGTAACATTGCTAATAGTTTTTTCATTTTTTAATCTCCGTAAAATATGCGATGCATACTATTATTTAAACATACTAGTATTACAAGCGTGTTACAAAACCAAGAATTTTTAAAATATTTGTAATATATTTTTGCCATAAAAAAAGGCAGCATTGCGCTGCCCTTCCTACTCAGTTGAACTAGAATTAGTCAACTAGACCCATTGCAATTGCCTTGTAACCAGCTGACACCAACGCACGACTGGCCTTACCATGACGGTATTCAGTGACACGAACACCGTTACTTGCTTTGCGGGTGTTTGCATATACTGGAAATCCAGCATAACGAATTTCGCTAACGGTAGCACGTGGGTTCTTGATCCCAAATTTCTTTTGAATCTGGCTAGCAGTTAGTGCTTCTCCTTCAATGACGAGAGCTTGGAACAACTTACCTTGTTTTGTTTTTAAATCAAACATTTATATCTCCTATGTGGTTGATAGCTGTACGACAGCATCATTACATTATATACAGTTGTTTTGGTAAATGCAACAACTTATTTTACCGTTTTGTCTTTTTGTTTTTCCAAACTCCAAGAGCCGTCACCGCGATCAATCCATTTGAGAGTGTCACCTTCTGTCCAGCCGGCTTCGGCCAATAGGTCAGGTGGGAATGGTAGGATAAGTTCTCCAGTATCAGGATCTTCCTCTAATGTTATAGTCCAGGTCTTATCCAATTTGTTCTACCCGAGTAACATTGGCAACCTTGAAACTGCGCCATTCGTTTTTATCAGTGCACCAAACACTAAGATTGTCTGGGTTTTCTTTACGTGTGTTTTCTTCTCCTGGGTCTTTGACCGTAAAGGCCGGCAGCACACCTGATTTGAGTGTACACGGCATGGTGCGAGTTTCACCGTTTACTTTGGTAAATGTAACTTCGCAGATGCTTTCACGCAACATGTTCACAATGTGTTCTCTATTCAACTCCATCTGTATCTTCCTTTTTAATATAATTGTATTTGGTCAGCTGATGCAAGCGATCAGCACAGTTTCTAACATCTTCGCTCAATAGGCCGCGTCCCATGTGTTGTTCAATCAGGCGGGCTACATCGTGCAATTGCATTACTGCTTGTTCTAGTGTCATGATTTAAGCTCCCGGAGTACCATGTCTCTGCTGCGTTGTTCATCTTCTGCTTGACGACATTTGTGCATTTCGCCAGCAACCATGTTTAAAAACTCAACAACATTTTCCTTGCCAAGGTCGGTCCAGTGATTGTAATTTGAACCAATGCTGCTGTTGTAATACAGCTTGGGATTCTGTGACATTTCTTCAATGCCGCCATACACCAGGTCCTTGAGTGCTGCTCTGTTCATAAACCATCTCCAAAAAAAGTTAGATTTTTTCGCCGACTTCAAAACCACGGAAACGCAGGAATCTTGGAAAACGTAAAGAATAAGTGCCATCTTGATTTTGTGTAATAGCATCTGCTCTCACTTCAACCAGCCTATTGAGTACAGAATCACGATCATGATAGAACTGGTCTCTATCAGCATCGCTAAACCCACTACCAACATTGACGGTAATAAACTTCCCGTCATCGGATCCGGAGCAAACGAGAGCTCCAAGTCGTCCCACGTTTCTTCCAGTACCCTCTTCAAGTTCAATAACATTTAGGCTGACCTCAATAAATGGTTTAAGTTTGAGCCAAGCCACACTGCGCTTGCACTCGTATGCTGCATCTGGATCTTTGAGCATGATGCCTTCGTATCCGCCTGCCACTGCCTGTTGATTGATTTCAAGATAGCGTGCCTGTCCTTCTTTGGTATCCAGGTCCACAAGCTCTTGCCCAACAACCTCAACATTGGGCAAGAACGGTCTACTGACCTTGAACCAAATACTCAGTGCCTGACTACGCAGTTCTTGTGTTTTGTCAAAGCGTCCTTGTTCAAACGCCGCCAATGGTAGCCAATCAAACAGGTGCAGTACCGCATCTGTAGACTTGATGTCACTTTTGCGATGTACCTGTTTCATTAAATCTTGAAAACTGCTGCTCATGATTTCACCATCAAACACCCATGGTTCTGACAAGTGTTTTGCAACAACGGCAAATTGTTCACGAATGTGCGGAAAGTTTACCAGTTCCTTGCCATTACGGCTAAACTGATCCACACGACCAGTGGGGTGGACAACAGTGATAACCCGAACGCCATCCAGCTTAACTTCAATAAGTTTACGTCCTGTGACTTTGCTTTCGTGATTGGCACTGTCGTGCGCCAGTTGACAGCCAAATACCGGAATACTGAATTCATTATGATTTTCCTCTACTGTTTTGTTGATGGTTTTTTCGCTAACACCGCAACGAAGGTCTTTGATTAGAATACGTCGTACCCAACTGTTCCATTCATCTGGCGTGGCCAGCGCCATTGCTGCTTCAATCAAGTCACGTGCAGCATGTCCAGTGGCCTGCCGGGTACTCAATTGACGACACAGTTCGTTGGTTGATTCCCAACCTAATCCGGCACCTGCGGTGTCTGTTTTCTCTGGCACCTGCTTGACACCAAATGTGGTCATTGAATCAAGTGCAAGTCTACAACCAGCAAAAAACTCTTGGTTGTTGTCCAGTGCTTCTCTATGCACAATGAGTTCTTTGTACAAACGTCCATTGCCTGCTTCCAGTTCTGCAACAACTTCCCAAGGTTTACGCATCTTGTGTTTCCTTTACATGACGACAACTTTTACGAAACTGGAATCCTGCACATGTACAAGTCCAGACATTTTTGGATCTTACCACAGTGTATTTAGAACCGCGACTGCCATCTACTGCCCAGGTCTGTGTATCATCGCGAACTGCTTCGCGGACTGCATCAGTACCATCTGCGTATTCAATTGCAGTGATCCGATCAAGCGGAATTTCTCTAATACGTACAGGGCTGTCAAAATCTGTTACGATTCTAACAAAGTTGGCGGGAGTAAATTTAGTTGCTGAATCAACAATACCAGTTATTGTTGTTTTGTTAACACCTTCGTGTCCGATAACATAACTATCAAACGCAAAAGTAATAGCAACTTTGCAACCGGCTTTGGGTATTTGGTATTGAGTCTTCATGCTCTAATTATAGCAAATGATGAATTTATTGTCAATAAAAATAGCACCCTAGGGTGCTATTTTAGCTATTTGTTAACAAGGCGCCGCCCCCGGGTCTAGAGTTTCTTAGGCTGCTAGTAAAACTGCTGAGTCATTTGCAGCAACACGGCCAAAAAAGGCAGCTTTGCTTACAGTAACTTTTACAGTACCATTTGTATTTGCGTTTGCATTTACGAGTTTTGCTTGATTTACAGTCATCGCCTACTGTGCTGTCCATATCCTTACTTGATGCCCAATCGAAACCTGGTCGCCCCCATCAGAAGTACTCTTGATCTCCAGTTTACCGGTGGGGATCAATCCACTTTCAACCTTCTCCGATCCGGCGTCCCGTTTAGAATACTTTTGGTGGAGGCGAGGGGAATCGAACCCCTGTCTTGAACACCTTTCATTCTACTTCATACAACAATTCTTTACTTTACTTCTCTAAGTTCACATCTGGCTTTGATGGCGTTTTCTCTGTGATGCATGATTGCTCGCACAATTTCCTCACATTCAGTCCGGCGTGTATAACTGCGCCAATCTCGCTCAACTCCATCGGCAACGACCAAAACCACCAAGACCCAAACCCAAATATCCATACAGTTGTTCAATGCTGACTTTTATTGCACTTCTTTCCACAATATAAAGCATGCACCTAGAATACATCCTGTTATCAAAACCCCAAATAGGAACCCTATTACAAAATATGATGATCCGGTGCTCATCTAGTATTTATAATACTAGCAGCTACAACGTCAGTCAAATTTGATATTTTTAAAATCAAAAGTAAGTCGATGCAACAACCGATTGGCCATACCGTCAAATTCCCATCGTTTATGTATGCCTAGCCATTGCTCTGCGATTACCACATCGCCGTCTTGCCAGTCATGATGATAGATATATTTTTCTTGCAATACATGAGATTTAAGACGCTCCACAATTTCTAAACTTTGTTCTTGGGTCATGCCTACAAAGTTTTTAAACTGTAGGAATGGAAAAAACAATCCAGTTTTACCTGCAATGTTAGTATGCACCAAGTTGGGCGTGTACTGTTCATTAAAATTGTTATCGCTACCAAAATCAAATTCTGAATAATTTCCACGTTTAAATCCGCAAACCATTTTAAGATCTTTAACTTCTTCTTTGGTGTCTAGGTCCAGATCATCCCAGGCAGCAATGTTGTTGGTCCAACTTGTTTTGGAACCAACGGTACCGTGAACCCCCAGTAGCCAAACCAATGGTTTACGAGTTGGCATTGCAGGTTGATTGCAATGCCAATCTAAATCGCTAACATGTCCAAACAACCCAGGATTGCCATGTTCATCTAATGCTCCGGTTACTCTTTGTGCCTTGTTCTGACCACCGGACACAAAAATACTAGGAAGATGTTTCATGTTGTCAGGAATAACATCCGGAAATATTACTTGTTCAGTGTCACCAAACATTTCAACAATTCTTACTTCATCATCAATGCCAAGATGCCCTTGATTTTTAATTACTACTAAAGTGTTGGTAGCTAAAAATTTACCAATGGTATTGATATCTTGTGTAGTGGCCTGTAACAGGTCAAAATTGTCAATGACCCCGGTCCAGTTGTTTGTGTGTAAAGGAATTTTCATGTGTGTTATTTATAAAGCCAAGAAAGGGCATTGCCCTTTCTTGTTTGCTGCACAACATTATGTTAAACAGTTTCTTTTTTGCTGGCTCGGGCCTTGATAGCATCCATACTGGGTGCAGCGGTCTTCACTTTCACTGTGTCAGTGTCGTTGTATTTGGTATCTGCTGAATCAATGGCTTCTTTGTACTCGGCTTTCATGTACAACTCGGACGTTTTAAGGAAAGCAACCAGCTCGGGCTTGGTCATTGCTTTAGGAAGTTCGACCAGATTGATATCTGTATCAGTCTTAGCTAGGATTTTGACCCGAGTCATATCACCAGCAAAACGCACTTTGTAACCACCTTTAGATTTAGAAACACCACCAACTGCAAAAGTTTTGTTAGTCATTTGAAATACTCCATAAAGTTAATTGAAAAATCAGTTGCTTCACTGCAACAAGTACTACTATACTACCATTCGAAATATAATGCAACCTATTTCTGGTTGATAGTTAACCAATATTTTTACCAAAAAACACATTGTGATTCTTGGTTACTCCTGTAGGTATAAATCCTGCGTTGGCCAGGTGTACAAAACTGTCGTGATTTGGATGTTCTGTACATATCAATTTTAAATTTGTAAAAATATTCCAATCAACGCTGGTAATCACTTCGTCGTCGCTACCTTCAATATCGATGCTGATAAAATCAAAATCACTACCAATATATTGTATCAACTGGTCAAACCCAATTGAATGAGTATTTAAATAAAATGGATATTGTTGGGCAGTGACAAACGGTTGCTTGTTCATCCATTCTGGATGGAGACTGGAACAACTGGCAAGTTCATCGTCGAGTGCGATATACAAGGCATCAAATCTATTGATCCCAGTTACTGCACCATTAAAGATACGTATTTGATTACGGTATGGCCAAGTATTTCTAATCAGCTTGCTACAATTAATAGGGTTAGGTTCACAATAGTAGCCATCCCATCCCTTGGCTAAAAGATTCCAACACGGTTCAGTTTCGTTTCGAGGTTCTCCGGTATGAGCACCAAGCTCCAAGAATCTACCCATTGGTTGATCCTTAAAAAATTCTTGAACAATACTTTCTTCTGATTCAGTTAGTTCTATCATTTGTTATTTTCAATTGTGGTGGTGACCACAGTGTGCGTGGTGTCTACTGCTTTGCTAAAAATAGTCTTGGTAACAGCAGGGTACAACACAGCTAAAGTAACTACCACACCTATAATAAAATTAGTCATTTAGTTTCCTTGTGGTTCACAATACATACATTATAGCAAATGGCAGATTTATGGTCAACCAATTGTTTCTGTTGCTGTTTTAGCAACTTTCTTAGTTTTCCCATACTTGTTGCACCACATGCACTTGACGCTGGCTATACCATAAAAATAATATTTAGTATCAAAATAGCGTCGATCGCATACCGAACATGCAAATTGCTGCATGGCTGGACCGTTGGGACCATCAACGGCCTGTTGTTGTTTTGGTCCCAAGGTGGATTCAAGCATATTCAGATGGACTCAGCAAGTCGGCTTCTAGCACCGCGTCTTGATAGGTACTGGCTGCCAGTAACACCGTCTGTCCATCTGCATAGCAAGCCATGTATGCACCATTCATTTCAATATACACAATATCAATCAAGAAGTTATCCATGTTCAATCCCCTTTGAAGTAGCCAGACAAATAATCTTTGGTATTAACTGCATCATCTTGCTTGGTCGGCTGCAGATTCTGAAAGCAGACCGAAATACCAGTTTCCAACACATCTGCCCGAGTTGGGTAGTCACGCACAAGAAAATCAGACAACTGCATGATATCCCGATTGTTTAGAAATGCAATTTCGTTTGCCAATTTCTCAAGTTTATTCACAGTTTACTCCAGGTTATCAATGTTGATATCAGTGATGTCTTTTGGTTTGGCTTTGGCCTTGGAATTGCCCCACGCACTGTTGCCAGCTTCGGGTGAACTCTTGCCAGTTGGAATTTGTTGAACAACTCCGCCCTTGGCCAAAAACTCCAAAATAGCAGGATCTGTTTCTGGTACAATTACCACCGGATGTACGATTTTCTTTGCCATATTAATTCCAGTCCTTTTTGTCACCGTGTTGTTCGTTGTATTCGTATCCAGTCATGTATGCTTCATACTCGGCAGTGCCGGGCTCGGGATACACAATATCGCTGGTGCCAGTGGCACCCATGTAATAATGTGGGCGGATACCACGATGATAGTAACTGTCTGCGCTGCCACGATCAAAGGGTCCACCGTGTCTCTGATCACTTACTGCAACAATATCTTTTACTGTCATTTTTGCGACTCCTTACTAGTTAATATACAGCTATTATAGCACGATGCAGTATTATGGTCAACCAAAGATCATACCAGCGATTCTGTTGCCAATTAGCAACAATATGCTGCTGATTGCTACAATTGTAACCAATATTGTTGTTAAAAATGCAACAGCCAGCGTCCAGTTATGTTCTTGCATGTGTTACTCCTTTAAAGTTTAGACAGTCCAAGCATCGTACGTGATGCCGTTGCCGATCAAGCCTGCCACATTGGTTTGGTTTTCTGTGCTTTCGGAAAAGTCAGCCAACACTTTTTGCCAGGTCTTTTCTGGGTTGTTTGCCAACTGATCCATCCACCAAACATAACCATCGCTGTCAGGGTCTCGATCAAGCACATTGTTATACACTTTTGTCAAAAACTCACCGTTGGTGGGCGCAGCACCATACAGAGAACGAAACTCTGTGCTGTCAATAAATCGTGCTGCCACTTCAGTCATGCTCATGCCTGCATCCATCTGCGCAATCCAGTAGCCCAATCCTGCTGTGTCGTCGATCATGGGATCACGATCAAATGCTGCTCGGTATATGCGATAGGCTTGACCTGCTGTGCCATCCACGTCGAACGAAAGACTCATGTTTGGTGTCACTGTCAGCCGAGAAACAAAGATATTCGAGCATGTCTGCCAATTGCTATCTGCAGATGTAACATTGGAAAATATGTAATTATTACCATCAGCGGCTTTGACGATAGTCATTGAATTGCCCCAGACTCCATGGACCCATCCTGAATCTAATTGCGTAGTAGCAGTCAAACTGGCTGTCCATACGTCAGCAAACTCAGACGACCCAACAGCATAAAATTTTCCATCCTCGTGCTGCATCAAGCAAAGGGTTGAATCATATGCGTTGTAATCCATGTCACTTAAAAATATATCTGTCATTCCATCATTGTTGATATCGATAAAAACAGGATCGTATGAGCTAGTAATTTGGTTGGGGTAATCAACAAGAATGGAATCGGTCACGTCTTCAAAGACACCAGCACCCTTGTTCAATAAAAACTGCATTTCCGAGTAGTCTGGCCATACACCATCGGTGATGGAAGGCACACTCATTTCAATTGCGTCCACTAAACCATCACCTGAAAAATCAAAAGGCAAAATCCTGACATCATGCGATGCCCCCACAGACTCACTTCCAAAAGAATAGGGCGCCCATTTGGGCAGTTCAAATCTGGGCACGGGCAGCTCTGTCAATTTGTTGAAACTCAAATTATTTTCTTGGTCAAGACTCCAAGAAAACA